TCGTCGGGGTCGTCCTTCTCGACGTCCTTGGTCCCGAAGAACTTCGCCATCGTGGCGCCGACGGACTCGAGAAGGCGCTGGAGAGCAGTCAATTTTTCGGTTGCCTCGGCCGTGTCCAGTTCGATGGAGATCGAGCCGACTGACGTTGGCTTCTTCTCCGACTCCGGCTCTTCCTTCGCCTTGGTCACGCGATCGCAGATGGACTGCGAAACCTCGTCGATCTGCCGGATGGTGAGATCCAGCGGCAGGACCAGTTCGCCGACCGATTCACCCTCACGCTCGATCACGAGTTTCACTTCGTCAGCATTGCGGAGCACGACGATGTCGGCTTCCTTGATCTGTGCGGCGAAGGCGTCGAGGACTTCGTCCGTGAGAAGGTCCATACCCTTCTTCTCGTCGGTGACGTCGGCCACCGGCAGTGGATCAAGGCCGAGAGCATCACGAGCTTCATCGACGGTAGCTGTTCCGTCTGCGATTGCCTTCTCAGCAAGCAGGAACCGGTCCGCCTTGATGCCGCGGAACATGCCGCTCCAGGCGTCTGTCAGAAATTCCACAGCGAGAGCGTGAACGCCCTTGTTCACACCTTCATCGACGATCCAACTGTCGATGACCTCCCCGGTCGCTTTCGCCAGGCTGTCGGAGAATGGAGCGCCTTTGTTTTCGGCATGATCGGGATCGATCGTCACCTTCGCACCGACGAACTTGACTGCCTCGTCTTGGGTTGTCGCCTCAAGCGTCATGTCGGCGACGGGAACGAAGGTCTTGGCCGTCGGCGCAAACGCCTTGTCGATGACGAAGATCGAGCGGTTGCCATTGAGATCGAAGTGCTTGGCGCGATACTCATCCATCGGGATGAGCAAGCCTTCCGGGGTCTTGGCCCAGTTGTCGAGAACGTCCTCAAGCAGTTCACGAGCGAGGTTCATGTCGCGGCCGGCTGCTTTAATCAGACTCTGCGGGCTCGCGGGAATCGCCACAATCGACGCCTCGAGTAAAATTGACTTGTTGAACTGGATACCGCCTGTCCATCGCTCCTCGTCATCGAGGATCATTTCGTAGTTGTCCCAATCCGGCATGAACCCGATGGAGCAAGCCCGGATACCTCCGTTTGCAATCATCCACTCGGTTTCGTCGATCTCCTTGACCGGACCGCCCGCAGGAAGAAGGACGATGTCTCCTTCAATTCGGGGCGGGCGCCCCTTTAGAACCTTCTCGAGATTGCCCCAACTGCCAACAGGCCATGTGCGCGAATTGTGGAAAAGAAGGGCGACCGGGTTGCGCTCAAACTCAGTTGTGTCGATACCGGCAGTAACAATGATGTCACCATAGCGGTCCACCGCCTGGGCATTCATGACAAACCGCGCCGATCGCGATTCCTTATTCCACGACGCCGGCGCCTTCGCGGCCTTCATAATCGGAGCGACATCTGATCCAATGTCTTTGCGCTTCGCGATGATTTCGTCGATGCTGATTTTCTTAGGCATGCGCCCAACTCCTTTTCCTTGTTCGCGGACGCGCGCAGAACATCAATCTCGCGTCGCAACTCGGCGATCAGTTCGTCTTTTTCGGTATGAGTGAGCCAGCGGCCCAGTTTCGTCATTTTGTGGCGAAGGCGACCGACCTCGGATTTCTCGACAGAGGTCTTTACGTCGTGGCAGATCCGACAAAGCGGCTGCAAATTTGGATAGTTTGTCTTCCCGCCTTTGTAGACTGGAATGGTATGGTCGATGTGCCACTCGGAGTGGCCACCATTGAAGTCGAGACTTCGGTCGCAATGCGAGCATTTCCCGTCGGTCTTGGCAAAAATCAAAAGCCGTGTGATCGGCTGATTTACGCCCCTCGATCCAAGATTTATCTCTGGATCATCAAACCATTTGAGTCTGCCGTTCGCCCTGTAGTGTCCGCCAACGTATTGGGAGCAAAGATTGTGATGGAACTCGCAGATTGGCCTCCATGAAAGCCTCATGGTGCCGTTAAAATCGGTCCTGAAATATTGCCCCTCTACGCCTCTGGTCGTCTTTCTCTGAATTCTTGTCCGAAATGTCTCAGAGCATCCAGGCCAACTGCATTTTGTCTCCATGTAATCGAACGCCTCTTTGCATTGGATGCTGCAAAGCGAATCTCGATTTAGGCCGACGGCCTGACTGGTTGGTTTCGAGAATGACAAGTTGCAATTTTTGCATGTCCGCGAGAACGTCTTGTGCTTACTCTGACATCCCCTGGAGCAATATACATTCGCCCCTGACGCTTCGATCTTCTCCGCTTGATAGCGCTTGCGGTATGTATCGCCACCGCACCCTACGCAGACAAGCCACGATCCCCCGGCGGCCCCGCGTTTGCACTCTTGGCCGCAGAACTTGTGGTTGCCTTTTTTGATCTGCGACCGATATCGGACAAATGATTTGTCGCAATGCTGACAATTTAACTGAATGGTCTTGCTGTCGCCCATGCGAGCGAATAATTCTTGGATAGCCACTCGATCCTCACATGATCGTTTCGGTTAGGACCGTCGCGGCGCTTCCAACGCTGCGGCGGTCCGTCTGTATGTAGGAATCTGGTGGCCCTCCAACAATTCCAATTGTGAGGATCTAAGCGTCTTTCTTCTTCTTTGCGTCGGTTGCTGGTTGATCGGCCGCCGGAGCGTTCGGATCGACCGTTGACGATGCGGCGACGATGACTTTCCCGTCGCGGTCCACGACATTCATGTTCACCGGGATCAGGCGAACCTGGCCCTGACCGTTCGGCAATGGATTGAAGCCTTGCATCGCCCTGGCTTCATCGACTTCGATAGCGCCGCGCTCGAGCAGCGTCTTGATGCGCTCGGTCTCGCGCTGCGAGTCGCGGAGCGTCATTTCCTCGCGATCGTGTTGGAAGAAGTATTTCAGCCGGTCTTTGCGGCTCAGGAGGATCTTGTCGTACCGATGCTCGAAACGCTCGGCGCGCGGGATGAGTGTGTCGCCCACGTACATCTTCTCGGCAGTATCGAGGTTGTCGTACTTTTGGCCATCCATTTGGAAGACCTTGTACGGCGGGACACGAAGCAACCGGCACGTCTGGCTGATCTGTTCCGAGAACTGCTTGGTCAATTCCATCTCTTGCGGTTTCGACGCGATCGGCTGAAATTCCATGTTGTCTTCAAGGACGACCGGTTCAACACCGGCCTTGTACCTCTTCATCAGGATCTTTAGCTGGGACCGCAGCCGCTGGAACGCGAGTTCGTCGATGGCGCCATCGCCGCTCTTTTTGAAAACACCGCGCACCTGGCCATCTTCACTGAAGAGAGAAGTGCGGAAATCATCGATCGCGCTTCCCGTCTCCAATACGTCCTTGCCGGCGATGAGCGTCGAATAACCATCCTGTCCATCGATCATGCGTCCACGGACGTGGATCATGTCCCTCTCATGGAAGGTCATCGACACGGCGCCGAGCAGCGCCTGTTCCTGCATGGTGCCGGCTGTGACGTCGTAGAAGATGTCCCGACCCTCGACCAGCGTCCTGACGCGACCGGTCTGGAATGGGATCAGTTCCAGCGGATCGTTGAAGTTGTTGCGCAGCACACCAGCATATGAGTTCGAGGTGTAGCACTCCCAGAGCACCATCATTTCGATGAACTCTGGCCATGTGTGGCGGCGGTTCGGCTCAAGGGCGAGGAACGCAGCCATCTCATGCTTTTCTGGCAGCACAACGCGAGATGTGCCGTTTGGAAGCCTCTCCCGCAGCCGTAGCGTGGACTTAGAGATGTCCTGGGCGATGACGTCGCAGCACAGCAAGAATGCGGCCTGCTTCAGCGCATTCTGCACACTGGCGCTGGCGATGTTCTCGCCCAACCACGACGTAAATTCCGCCATGGTCATTTCTGTGCCATGGTCCTTCGCGATCAGGTCCATTTGGCGGGACTCGGTTGCGACGACGGCCGTCTCTTCGACATCAGACATTGCCGTCACCTACCATCTGGTCGAATCCAATCATGCCTCGCGTCAGATACGGGTCAGTCGAAGTGCCGGCTACCTCGCCAGCGGGCTTCGCCTCATCCGGCTGCATCCGGCAGCCATTCGCGAAGCAAAGGGCGACGAAGCCATCGATCTTGCGAGGTGAATTCTCTTTTTCTTTTCTCGGAATGATCGAGCCGTTAGCTTTGCGCTCGCCATGAACGTTTTGCGCGTTCCAGGCGAGAACCGGGTTCCCGTCATGCCAGATAGTCTGTGCTGCAATGCGACCAAGGATGTCGTCGGTCGGCGCCGTCATTGTCTTCGCGGAGTTCGGATAGACGACCACCGGTCGGTTGCCATCCCAGAGGTACTTCACCGTGTTGTGCGCCTGCGCCGGGTCACAGGCGATCACCTGGACGTCGAACACGTCGCAGAAAGCTTCAATGTCGGCGCGCACTAGGTCGTGGTCGGCGAGCGGGCCTGGCGTCAGGACAAGGTGGCCTTGCGTTTCCCATGTCGCCAGATGGTCGACCAGATCAGGATTCCGCGCTGTAGGCGATTCCGCCGGCAGAAAGAACTTGGCGAATGCCACCAGCTGCCCGGCCGGCAGTTCGAACAGCAGCGTGATCGCGCACATGTCGAGCACTTGCGCCAGATCGACGCCGATCCAGCACTTCATGCCGAAGAAGTCAGAAAGCGAGACCGGCCGCTTGCACTGGCCCCAGGCCGAAGCCTCGATCAGCGTCATCCCGGCACCGGTCCAGATATTGAAGCGGGTACGCGCTACTTCACCCCGCTTATCTGGACGAAGCCGGAGAGCCTCGTTCACTGCAGCCCTGATGACCACCGGGTCAAGTGCCACCCTGTACATCGGGTTGGCCCGTTCGATCAGGCTTTCGTCTGTCAGCAATCGATCCCAGTCGATCGCGTTGGTTTCCGGGTTGGTGTAGTCCTCGCGATCCAGCGTGTAGATCGCGGCGAAGAACGTGAAATCCTGAACCTTGCCTTCAAGGATCATCTGAGCCTGGGTTAGGAGGTCAAATGCCGGGCCCTCCGAATAGTGACCCGCGGTGGTGATCATGCGACGCAGCGCGTTCGGCCGCGCACCAAAGGCGGAATCGACAACCTTGTAAACTAGCGCCGCGCCGGCGTGACCTTCTTCAAAGAGCGCCAAGGACGGATTGAGACCGTCGATCCGATCGCCGTGCTGGGTCAGCTTGAAGATGCGGCCGCCGTTGGAGGTGATCTCCTCCTGCGTCACGCGGATCTTGAACTGCTCCTTCAACTCGTCGTCGTTGTTGAGCATTTTGACGATGTCGCCATACAGCGTGTCGTCAGCCTGTTTCGAAGAAAACGCGGCGATCGGGATTTCCGGCGCCATGCCTCCGGAGCAGCAGAGATCGAATAGTGCAGCACGGGTGGCCCGAATCGACTTCCCATTTTTTCTCGAAATTAGTTCGAGTGCTGTCTTGACGAGCCGGGTGCCATTGTTGCGCATCCGAAAACCGTGGATCGCGGATTCGATCCATATCTCAAACGGCTCGAGGATGATGCGAGGATCTGGGTCTCCGGCCTCATCGAATTGGTTCAATTGCCAGTTGCCGGCTTCGAAGTGCCTCAGCCTCTCGCTAAAACGGCAGAAGTCGACCAGATGGATAGGCGAGTAGCAAAAATCGTTCTTCGGGTTCTCCGCCATCTCGAGCATGTCGAGATAGCGTTGCGCCGCGAAAACAAGCAGGCGATTGGTAGGAAGCCGTCCCGACGCGACTACCTCGGCATACAGCCTGGCGATCGCCGGATAATCAGGAACGAGCTCAATCTCGTTGGTTTCAGAGTTTACCAGTTCCAGCGGCGCGATGTGGCCGCAGTGTGATCGGTGAAGTCCTGCTATTGGAGAACCCCGACCCGGCGAACCTGTTTTTTTGGTTGGGGTTCGCGATCGCTGGCGCATCTTCTGCAATCCTGAGCCTCACGCTGATCGCATCCATGCGCTTGATAAGATCCATCGAGACCGCTTTGCCCGCCGTCAGCCTTTCATGCATCTGTTGGTGCATCACGGCCATGCGCTCGCAGTCGCCGCAGGTGACCTTGGTCAGCTTATTGGTGGCGAAGAGGAGCGCAGTGATCTCGTCGTATTTTGCCTTGCCGACCGCATTCAGCGGAATGGTCGGCTCAGGAATCGAAGTCAGCCAAGGGCCGACAACAACCTTCTCGGCGGCCTTGGCCGCGTAGATCTCATCCGTCCGGTCGTTTCGGAATGTGCCTTTGGCGCGTTTCTCAGCGTCCGTAAGTCTGCCGTTGCCGCCGCTGCCAATACCGCCCATAACCTACCTCCCGGCCGGCTTAGGCGCTCCGTATAGGCGCTCACCAACAGCGCGGAGCATTTCGCGATCAGCCCAGGATAGTTTCGGATCGTCCAAACGGACTATCACAATGTTTTGGTCATGAAATGCATGGCGCTTGATGGCTTCGTAGTCGACCGTGTTGGCGAAATTGAGCGGCGATCGTAGGCCGGACATTACATACTTCTTGAGGATGATGGTTGCAGGTTCATGTCTTCGCTCTTGCCGCTCTTTGTCGTTCCAGACGCTCTGCCCGCCACATGGGGTCGGCCCATTTTGATTTGAGTTTGGCGGATCGATTGACGGCCGCTTGTTTGGCTACGTATTCCGGGTCCAGCCAACGCTCGCGAGTGCGCAAGGATGACGCATCGCGATTGATCGCCGCCCTCATCTTTGCCTTGGTCGCCTCGCTGTGTTTTCTGCCCAATCTAGACGCTGCCATTTTCAAGCGCGTCTCGATGGGGAGTTTTACTCCTAGACGCTGCTCAGACAGAATTTTCCTTGTCGCCTCAGACACAACCTTGCCGCGCATTCGATCTGCGATTGCTTTCCGGCCCTCTTCGGACCGACAATATCTTCTCGTCCCCTCGTGGAGTTTGGCCAAACTCTCCGGCGTGCACTTCGCCGCCCGCTCGCGCATATAAGCCCGATAAGAGTCGGTGTCTTGACCGCGCTTGACAGCAGCGCCGGTCCTTCTTCTCTCGTTGGGATTTTGATACCGCTTGGTGGCGCCATCTGAGAGTTTCTTCTTAATTTCCTCGGACATTTTATGCCCGATAGTGCCGTCGCCGCCGATTGTGCCATTCAGCAGTGGCAATCCAACGAAACGAAGATAGCCAATCCAGAATTGCTCGGCCTCTTGCCATGCGTCGGAGGCAACCCTGTCTAATTCGACAATTTCCGGGAATTCACCGGCAAGCAGCAGGTCACAGAGCCATTTGTGACGAGGGATATAAGTTCGGCCGCGCCTGACGTCGCTGACATGGGCGAGAAGGCGAGATTTCAAGGAATTCTTGGTCTTTCCAACGTAGCGCAGTTGACCATCGCGGGGATCAATCAGGCCATATATGAAGACGGAAATTTGCTGTATGCTGTCGTTAGCCACTCGATCCTCACATGATCGTTTCGGTTAGGGCCGTCACGGTGCTTCCAACACCGTGGCGGCTCGCTTCTATATAGCCCAGTTCGACAATTCTTGCCACCACTCATCTGCGAATGGAGCGTCTTCATGCCCCAACATGAATGGCAGCCCATCGGTAAAATGGCATATGTCTGGTTCGATTTCCGGATCACTGTGACCGGCCAGCCAGTTCCACGAACAATCCAGTTCCCCGATGTCCTTATCTTCCAACCAGCAGAAGGCATGTAATTCACGCCCAGGCAGTGAGTTCACCATCTCCACTGTCAAAGCAGCGTTCGCCGGGTGCGACGCATTGAAAGCGCAAACGCTTGACCAATTTTTTCGAGAATACCTGGTTTGAATTTGACCATCCATCTTGATCCCTTCCGGCGGCTGAAAGTTGTGCTTGACAACCATCACTGCCTTCGACGGGTCGAGAAGTTTGAACAGCCTTTCGACGTTTGAACGGACTAGCATATCGCTGTCCATAAAGATTGCCCATCCGCTACCCGCCAGATGAGGGCACAGGAACCTAGAGATCGCAAATTCGGTACTCATTGGAGCACCGGAGATGTCATCCCAAAGGCGACCATCGCGCACGGTAGTCGGTCGAGTGTATAGGCCGCGAGCGCGAAGATCCGCAAGAACCAGACCTCTCACGGGGACGGGGGTTATAAGATGTTTGTTCAGCGAATACCTTGTCACGGCGAACGCCGCAGCCTCGCGCGGATCGAATCCGATGTAGAAGGCGTGCTTGACGTGCCTCATTGGTCTTTTCTCTTGCCCTTGTGATGCTCAGTGCAGGCTGCCAATGGCGTCTTGGGCCAGGCATGCCCGCGGGCGCCGGTCGGATTGAGATCGCTGACCTTCAGTTCCGGTTCCGTCTCGAGCGCGCGGTCCCAGACGAAGGCGGAATGCCATTCGGTGAGTTTGAACACTGAGTCGTTGAGGTAGAAGTCGGCGAACAGGCGCAGCACGCGCCGCGTACCCGGGCTCATGCGCATGGCGTAGAAGCCGATTTCCGTGTGACGCCCCGGCCGCCTGATGCAGGCTACGTCCGCGCCGTCGAGCAGCGATTCAATCCAGCCGGCCGGAACCGTCGCGGTGGTTTCGGTGTCGGCGTCGAACCAGACGAAGATGTCGCCATCCTCAAGACCTTCGATGCCCGGGATGGGTGCCAGCGCCTGCGGCATCCACTTCACAGCGTCATGGCGCCATGAGTAGCCGTTCTCGTTCGTTTTCGTGCCCGCCGGCGCCCGATGGCCCATGGCGGCCATTTCGCTGCTCCAGCGGTCCAGGAATGCCCGGTAGCCGTTGATCAGTTCCAGCGGCGCTTGCTTGCCACGCGGGAGGCCAATGAAGCGGTCGGTGACCATGACCAGTTCGACATCCGCCGGCCAATAATCCGCGAAAGTCTGCGCGAACGTGCGGCCATAGCGTTCCCATGCCGTGCCCCAGCAAAGGGAGCAGACTCGAACAGTCATCAGCAAATCCTTGTTGGGGAGGCCAGAAACGCAAATGGCGGTCCGAAGACCGCCATATCCTTGCAAAACAGCAACTTGCCACGCCCTGCGCTACCTAACCTTGGTCAGCGCCGCCTAACCATGCCGCGCCGGACCACGCCATACAATGCCCGACGATGCGCAGCCTGATCGGACCGTGAGCAGCCTAAGCTGCCTGTAGAAGACCGCCGCCGTCTTTCACTATTTCCCATCGGGAAACAACGAAACGACCGAAGGGGCCCTTTCGGGCCGGACGAAAGTCGCCGAGCCCGATCTTCTTACCAGCGTCATCCACAACTGCACGGACAAGCGATGGTGAAAACATTGTTTCGTCCACGTCCAAGGTGAACTTTGCCGCCCATACGTCTACGCGCGGTCGATGACACATGATGCGGCCGCCAGTCGACGGGATAACGACCGAACGGCTATCGACTTCCCATTCCGTCAGCGGATCACCATCAAGGTCAGTCAAATTGCAGACAAGGTCATCAACCATGATGCCGGCAGGAATGAGTGATGTCCGCAGCGTGGTTAGTTTCGATTTCCCAGCCTTGTGGAATGTTCCCGCCGCAATGATGCACGCGAAAATGTTCGGGCCGGGGATATAGAGTTTGCCGTCACCATCAGCATACCGCTTCGGCTCCGCCTGCTGCCTTGGTGTCCCGCGGTCGCCCTTGAAATTCACCGATGTACCGCTTGAAACGGCCACTTCGTTATGCTCGGTGAACCTGTTCATCAACAGGGGCGTAATGCCCTGAATGGTCACTTGGATTTTCATTCGGTCCTCTGGTCGCCTTGCCATCCGCCTAAATGGCGAATAACGATTATCGTTTAGGCGAACATATTTCGTCAGTCTAGACTTGTCAAACGATTTTCGTTATGGTTATCGAAAATCACTTGCAAGGAGAAACCATGACAATCACTCCAGAGCAATGCCGGGCCGCTCGCGCTCTCCTCGATATCTCGCAGGCAGATATGGCAGATATGGCATCAATCAGCCTCAGCACGCTCCGCAACTTTGAGGCCGGAAGATCCACTCCAATGGCAAACAATTTGACAGCACTCGAAGAGGCCATAAAGCGCTCCGGTGTCATCCTGCTGGCGAAGAATGATTTAATAGACGGCGGCGCTGGAGTTCGACTCTCTTAACCGTCGACCAATCCGCCGTGCATCCTGATGACGACGTTGCAGACGTAGGGCTGGAAGTAGATCAATGTCCTCGCCATCGAGGCGACTTCGCTTGCCTCGAGGAATCTCTTCTTCGGGTGCTCATCACGCCGGCGAATGAGGTTGTCGACGTCAGTCCTGGATGTCGTCATGCGGCAGTCGCCGATGATCCCCGGGGAGATGCCGACCAGTTGCTGATGCTGCGTCAGACGCTTGGTTTCGATGTAGCTGTGGATCAGCGCCTTCGATGAAGCGTAGTTCTCATCGAATGATCCTCGGTATCCGCTTTCGGACCCAATGATGCAGACCCGGGCGAATTCGTTGCCGGCGAAGATCAGGTCGCAGGCGCGGACGATCGAGGTGTAGTTTACCTCGATGCCTTCCTTGATCTCGGCTTCAGTCTGATCGTCGTACTTCTTCGGACGAAGCAGGCCCTGGCAGAACAGATAGCGCTGCGCGTCGATCGGGAAGTTCGGCTCCATCGGCTTGCCGTGGACGGTGACTTCGGCAGAACGGAGAAGTGTGCGGAACGCTTCGGCTATGGCACTGCGCCAGCCGGTGATGACGATGGTCATGTCACAACCCGATAGAGCCGAAAAGATCGGCCAAAAGATCGGCCAAAGACATCACGCGATCATCCCCTTGATGATCCGCTCGGCCTGTATCACCGCATCGATCTTGCCTGCGCGGACTCTCAGCGCGCGCTCGCCGACGCGAACGACGTCAACCAATCGACTGTCTGACCCTGAAAGCGGCATGGCGCGGATGCTGAGGCGGTAATCCGCCACTTGATAGAGATCGCGCACCGCCGGGTAGAAGCCGGCCATGTCGCTGATCATGAACTGTGCCTGCCGCTCAATGTCCGCGGCGCTCAGACCATCAAGCAGGGCCTTCGCCTCACCCCAGGTCTTGCAGTTCTTCGAAAACGGCGTCCATTTCGCCGAAGAGAGGCTCGACAGACCGAGATCCTCGTTCCACACGTAAAGGCTGGGGAACGGACCGTCTGTAATTGTGACGCACTTGTCGGTAGGCCCATTCAGAAGGACCACAAGGCAGGGTTCGTAACGATCGACCCCGGCGCTGTCATTGGCGCAAAAGGTGCAGTCGATACTTAGATCATAGTCGCGGCTATCGACCTCGCCGACTGTCGTGTTGAACTTGATTGCCCCGTCCAGTTCCTTCGCAAAGAAGGCCTTGGCGTCGTCGACCACGATATGGCGCTCGCCGAGCATCACGCCGCCCTCGACATAGGTCAGGCCGAACTCGGCCGGATCGTAGAGGGTCAGGAACTCGACTTGATCGCGTAGGATCCTCGTGTAGGTGCCGAAGTCGATCAGCGAATGGTCACGCGCGACCGCATAGATGTTCACCGGGATTGACCGTGTGAATTGCCCGTATCGCTCAAGGAACTCGACCTGGTGCTCTTGGCAGGCCTTCTGCGTGGCGGAGGACCGCGGATAGTGCGGAGCTCCAAGATGCAGCCTGGCCGGGATGTTTCCCGATGCGCCGTTGAAGATGCGGCCGCTGCTCTCATGCACCTCGACGTCATGGCCGGCGGCGATCAGCGCCAATCCGATGGAGCAACCGAACCAGCCGGCGCCAAGGACGCGAACCCTCATATGGAGAACCGTTCGACAAAGACGCCGTCGGCGCGCTTCTCGCGCACGGACAGGACGACTTCGATGGGCTTCTCGCGCTTGATCGCCGTCATCCAGCGAGTGGCGTTCCAGCCGAAAGGATGCAGGTCCGGCTTCTTGAAAACCTTCTTCTTCACCGGCGCGATCTTCTCGGCGATGTAGAGCGCCTTGTTCGACAGCGAGTAGAGCCGGTCGAGCACCCACGGCAGATCAAGGACCGGAATCGATCCCAAGACATGCGTGCAGATGACCAAGTCGAACTTGCCAATAGGCTCGGCGGCAAATGGCGGATAGGCCGGGTCAAATTTGGTGACCGGGATGCCCCAATATTCCTCAATCGTCATGCCGACCGGGATGGACCCGGTCGGATCGGCGTTGCGCCAGGCGTATTGCTCGCCCTTGCCGCAGCCGTAGTCGAGAATCGTCTCGCAACCCAGGCGCTCGATGATCTCCTTGATGAAAGGAGCGTGCGGCCGCAGGAACTTGCCGGAATAGGTCTTGTGCTCGGCGTGGTGACGCGTGGCGTCAGCAAGCGCGGCCCGGTACTGCTCGCTCGGTTTCATGATTACCCGTAAATCTGCGGACGGATGATCTGCCACGCCTCGCCGTCTGCGTATTCCGGCAGAGTGAATTGGGCGTATGCAAGATTCGCCAGCCACTGGTTCCGATCACGACGTTTGACCATCAGTGGCGACTCGATGTCAGCCAGCTTGACCGACGAGATCGGCTTCGCCACCGCATCACCAAGTACAACGCATGGAATGCCGGCGAGGACAGCTTCAAAGCAGGCGTTCGAGCCGTGGGTGACGACCGCGTGCGCGCCGTCGAGAACTTGGTCGATGGTCTCGCCTTCCCCGTAGGAGAACCGAGCACCGTCGATCGCAACCGCTTCTTTCCAGCTTGGCTTCGGCCGATAAACGATCGGGCGGTCGCTGAACTGGCGGAGATGTCGGACAAGGCTTTCTGCGTATTCAGTGGGCTCCGGAAGCCCATAGAAAGCGTTGTATTTGGCCGATGATCCAGCGATGACAATGTGGTCACCGATGGTCCGCCATGGCTTGACCTTCAGGCGCAGTCTCTGCAGCCGGTCCGCCGGCCGCGGCGTCTTCATCAGATACCGCGTCGGGTGATGACCGTCGACCGACACGCGCCAGTATTCCCATGTCTTGATCGGGCCGCCGGCGCTGTGCCGCGAATAACCCTTATCCAAAAGGATGGTGTGAATCCCTGCGCGCCAGTTCGCCTGATAGAGTTCCTTGCTCTTCACGCCGACCATGACCGCGACTTCGCAATCTGAAGCGACCTGAACATCGCCATCCAACTGCCTGACAACCGCCTCGTCGCCGTGTTCGATCACGCCGCGCGCGAAGGCATCGGCAAGCAGACCCTCACGGGGTTTAGACGAGCGATAAAAGCAGACCTTCAAGGCAAGAGCCCTTCCGATTTAAGATGCCGCCAGGCGACACCCTCAGTCATTTCCTGCACGTCGAACTGGCACCAAGCGATGTCGTTGACGAGTTGCTCGCGGTCACCGTGGCGCCGCGGCTCTTCGATCTTCGATAGGTCAGACAATGCCAACGGAGACGCGAGCCCTTCCATGCAGAAGGCAGGCACGCCAGCAATCAATCCATCGATCGAAACATTCGAGTGATGCGTGACCACCGCATGGCAGCCCACCAGCATCTTCCTGACGTCGTCGCGAGTCTGTTGGAACATCGATCCCGGGATAGGCGACGCACCAAGCCAACTGGGCTTCGCGCGGTAGATGATCGGGCGATCGGTATGCCTGCGGAGTTCCGCGACCGCCCAGCGCTCCCATTCCTCCGGTGCAAAGCCGTCAACGACGGCGCCCTTGTCGCTTGTTCCGGCAACCAAGATGTGGCTACCTGTCGTCCATTCGCTGAATTTTATCCCGAACTTGGCGGCGCGTGAGCCGTCATGGCTGCGGTTCTGGAAATAGGAGGTTGGGTGCCGACCGTTGACCGAGACCTTGTGATAACCAGTCCAGCGCCCGAGATCCTTACGGCCCCAATATCCGAGATCGACATAGACAACCGGCCGGCCGGCATCCCGATAGCCCTTGAAAACAGCCCGGAGCGTTTCGTCAAAGCCATAAAAGACGGCGATATCCGAGTCCGGAGATTTGAAAGACGTCGAAGGCATGACGCGAACATTGTCGCCCACCCGATGGATGCCCTGCGCCATTGCCGCGCCGATGAGCATTGACCGCTTGTGCGCCGGAATCTGATAGACCGTTACCCGAGCAGACACTTAAACGGCGTTCCTTCTTGGATTTCCTCGGAGGACCACTGCGCATAGGCAAGACTGCGGAGCATCGGCAGGCGATCGCCAAGGAATGGATTTTCGATGTCACTGACGCCACACTTGGCGGCTGGTCCGCCGATCCATGTCGGCATATCGTGGAAGACTGGGACACCAGCAACGATCGACTTGATGCCGGCGCCGCTTGCCCAGGTCACCGCGGCCCATGCATGCTGCAGGTCCGGATCAGTCTTTTCCTTGCCTGGGTGCGGGCGAATCCTTATCGGCCGGTCCGTCACCTTCCGGAGACGCTCAACGACCCTTGCCGTCCAGTCAGACGGCATCGCAATGCCAGGTTCACCTATCCCGCGCTGCGGCAGAACAACGATCTCGCCGCCACAGGAGCGCCATGGCAGCAAGTTGATGCCAAGTTGATCCCATCGGTCGCCGGCGCCCTCAACCCACGCGCCGGCGCCCAGATGGTGCCCCAGCGCAAGCGCATAGAGCAGGTGCCCGTCCCTATCTTTCCCGATGTAGCCATTTTCGGCCACCAGAACCCTTGCGCCAGCCTTCTCGTACCGATTGGCGAGATCGTGATTACCTCTCGACCGATTCCAAATCAGCAAGACGTCCGTCGGACCAGGCCTTTCCTTCGGCGGATGCCCGACTGCATATCCGAGGCGAGCCAATCCTCTCCGAAAGACGTCCCGTCGATAATACGGCGAGTCGCTGAAGGTGTCGGAGGCGACGCCTATGACCATTCGGTGTCCAGATTGATCCTTGGCAGCCAGGTGATCGTGCTTTTGATGGTCGCGTTGACCACCGCAATCTTGCGGCGCGCGAGCTCGTCGGTCAGGCCGCGGAAATGCTTGCGCCAGTTTTCAGTGTTGGAGTGGAGATCCATCCCGGGACCGTGAGGTCCGAACCAATGCGACTTGGCGCCGTCGTCGGAGAAATCGAAGGCGACAATGACGATCCGACGGGCGCCGAGTTGCGCGGCCAGATGGACCGCTTGGTAGCCGCTGTTGCAGCCACCACGGATACAGCCTGGCGTGTCGTCAAAGCCTTCAATGCCGGTGTTCTTGAGCGTCCGGACGTCATGGAAACCGGTGATCTCGAGCGAGGTCTTCAACCCGCGAAATGCAGGCACTCCCTTGTGCATATTCCACCAGCGCTTGTCGGACGCATGCAGGATATCAGCAAACCAGCAAGGGTAGATCGCATCGTTGATGGCAATGACGCGTATCTTGTCCTCGGCGCGCGCCATACCGATCCTGCGAATCTGGCTGAGCGTGAGCGATGGGCCGCCAGCGGCAACAACCACCGGCCGATCGCCGAATGGTGCGATGGGGAGGCATGTGACGGCCATGACCTATCGAAACTTGGCAAGTTCGCTGTTGCGGTTCGTGCCGATAGACTGATTGTCGCGATCATCCGGAATGCCAGACCGTTTCGAACGGCGCCCGGGAGACTGATCAGAATCCGTCCCCTCGAAGAAGGCTGACGGATGGGACGGGTGCATGAACTCGATCATCGCGAAATTGGCCGCGTCGATCAGGAACTCAGTGTTCCCAGTTTCTGCATATTTCCTCAAGCGGTCAGTCAGGGAGGTGATTGCGTTCACCTTGTGAGGATAGGCTTCGGAGACCAAGCCATACTTGTAGAAGCTGACCACCATCCGATCCTTCATGCCCTGCACGAAGGGGTCGGAAAACTCTGTCGAAAGAATTGCTTCGACTGAAGACATCTTTGCCTCTTGGGTTTGAAAATGAAAACGGCGGCCCGAAGACCGCCGCTGAAACCTATTATTCGGCGCTGCCGAATGTCTTCTTGAGGAAAGCCATGATCTCCGCGCGGAAGTACCAACCGGCAGCGCAGGCGATGGCGAGAAGGATAAGCTGTGTCATGCTACTCTCCTTTGTTTGAAAATGGCGCCGCAGCCCCTCGTCCCGCCCATGGCGTTCTGATGTCTACTGCGGTCTTAATTGGTTGCGGGAAACGGATTCGAACCGCTGTCCTTCTGGTTATGAGCCAGACGAGCTACCAGGCTGCTCTATCCCGCGGAAACTGGCCAATAATGGCGGTTGCTCTCACGCGCCCGGGCATGCGCGGCGTCGCGCAGTTCCCTTGGCGTCATGTCGTCAAACGTGTGATCGAAGAACACTGGAAGCCCGACGGCGATCAGATTCAGATCGCTCGGCTGGCAGACCGCGAGTGTTTTACAGCGGCTATCGACATCCGGTCCGCGCAACTCGAGGATGGTGCGCTCGACCACGATGCCGATGTCTTTTGTGGGAACGATGATCAGTGCGCCGGCAGCGGGCAGAGACATCACCAACGCTGTGGTGCGGCCCATCTGCTGCATGTCGGTCTCCCGATCTGGATTTGGTGCCACCGGGGTAGAATCGAACTCCCGGCCCGCTGCTTACGAGGCAGCCGCTCTACCACTGAGCTACGGCGGCGAAACTTACGCCGTCGTTGTTGTGAGAATGGTCTGACCGGTGAAGCGGCTGGCGTAGTCCATGACCTGCTCCTCAATCAGTACCCTGAACCGCGAATGCCAGTATTTATGATGCGTGGGGCAGAGCGGTATCAGGTTGGCGGGGTCGTTGTTTTCGTGATTTTCGTCGAGGTGATGAACCTCAACGATGTTTACCTCGTCGCAAACCACACACTTTTTCTCGTGGTGGCTGAAACACGTCGATCGGTAGGACTCAGTCTTCCAGTTCGGATGATTGCTGCCGCTTCTGAAATGTGTGTTGGCGCATGCTTTGGAGCAAGTCTCGCCACGCCCTCTTATCGGATCGTCGCAAACGGGGCAGGATCTGATATTCTCCAGGGCAAGGTGGCACAGGCTCTCGTGGCGCATCAGCCCGCTCGCATGGACTTCCCTGCCACACCATTGGCACGGCCGCTGACCTATCGCATTCCTCGCCTTCGCCAAGTTGGCCAGGTGTCGCTCGGAGCCAGTGTAGGCCCCGGCATGCATCTTGACCTTACCCTTCTGCGTGAAATGCGAGATGTCGAGACCAGCTTTGGCGATCCTGCGCTTAAGGTAGGATTGGTAACCGCCAGACACCTTGATGCCGAGGATGCGCAAGACCCCTGAATAGGTAGCAGAGTTTCTTACAGCAGCCCCAAGTTCGTCTTCCGTGAATTGGTGCTTGCGTTCAGGCATCCGTTACGGGTCATCGTCCTTTTGAAGCCGGCATCCCACCGGCTGGCCGCTCATATCCGGACGCCATCCCGGATTAGGCTTCCCAAAGTCGGGGTTCGAGCGGCTTCCCCTTTGATCTGGCTGATTCTGCCTGGGGCACAACTTTATGTTTCGAGGCGTTTCTGACTCGCCTTTAGGGAGGAACGCAACCCCTAGTGTTTCAGGTTTTTGTTAACACAATTTATGGTACACGCCGAAACTCCAATAATGCCAACTATTCTCGCCAGATCGCAACTTTGTTCGCCTCAGTTATCCCTCTTCTGGGCCTCCAATTCCTCGAAAACCCTTGGCACTGTTGACGTTTCGCCTGTTTCTGTGCTTTGACACTGCCGTCCCGAAACAGGAAGGCAGTTCCATGGTCAACATCGACAACATCAACCTCGAGAACCTCTCGATCTCCGATCTCTCTGCGCTCGAGGAGCGCATCAGGACTGCCAAGATGGTTCCGACTGGTCTTCGCGCGATCAGCCTGGTCGCCGCACTGAAGGAAACCATGAAGGCCATCCGCGAGATCGACGATAGCATTCTCGGCGAGGTTCTCGGCCCGATCGCCCCGCAGGCGATGCCGAAGGAGGCAACGACTGCTCGGAAGTATGGCCTATCCGAGACCCAGGTGAAGAACGCCAAGGACAAAGCGGTCAAGGCGATCGCAGCGCTTTAGAATATATTCTGATTTCAGTTTATTCTATTCGGGCGCGGTTGGTTAAGCCGCGTCCGCCGTCGGGAACGTCACTTCGAGGTCGCCGATCTCGAGTCCGAACCGGTACGCCTCTCGGGGAGACCTCGTCTCTGTCATATTGATGAATGAATTCTTCAACGTGTAGAGTCCGTTCTCGCCTTGAGACATGGCAAAATCGACTCTTTCGCCCGCCATGAACGTCTCCATCAGCATCTGACGCCCTTCGCTGTCGAGCATGATATCGACGTCAACTGCCCCCGCAGTTACATACGATACCCCCCTGTGTGTTGGCCGATCAAGGGACGCGAGGTCAACAAAGGTGACATCCCGCTCAATCCGCACCATCCACTCCGTCGACTTCCCCAGGAACCGCCAGATGTCATCGACCTTCATGAAGACGTCACCGAGGAGATGATCTGGGAACGGCAGCGACGGCGCCACGGCGGCCTCGACTGCGGCGAGCGCGGGCATTCCGGCCGCCACAACGCCGGCGGTCGCCATCAGGCCTTTCAGGAAGTTGCGGCGGGACAGGTCGGTCATCGTATGCTCCAGTTAGATTTCACCGCGCCAGACGGTTGGCCATCCGGGTTGGTTGGTATCAATGATGCTGATCTGCTTGCCATCGCCTGCCTCGCACTGCGCGGCTGCCCTCGCCCATAGCGTTGCATCGCCTTCGCGGAGCACCTCGAGCAGCGCCAACTTCTCCAGGCGGTAGACCTTCCAGAAGTTCGGATCCCGTTCCTTGATCGTCAGCGTGTTGTGGATGAGGTCGGCGAGTTTGATCGTCTTGGCCGTGGCCGGCGCCTTGGCTGTGTGTGCCAGGTCGAGCGCCTTGCGCGCGGCGCGGTTGCCGTCATCCGGTCGCGAGACGTCCGTGAGCCAGCCGACGAGCTCCGCAACTTGGACGCCGAACTCCGCGTCGATGTCGTCGATCGAAACCGATGGCACGTCTTCAATCACGTCATGCAAGATGGCCGCTGCGATCATCTCCGGCGTGTGTGGGACCGTCTTGACGATCTCGGCGACGGCGATCGGATGTACGATATAGTTTTCGCCGGTATATTTTCTCAATTGGCCTTCATGCGCCTTGGTCGCGAAGATCAGCGCTTTCTCCTCCAGCGCCTCGCCGTACCGGCATATTGGGTAGTTCTCGTGCCATTCAATCATGTGCCGCCGTCCTGCTTCTTCCACATCCGGCACTCGGCACCGTCTTCCGGCCGCATCCTCTCGCAATTGCTGCCATCCGGCTCGGCCGTGGATCCGCCGAACAACAATGCGGTCATCCTGGCTTTGCCATACTTGCGTTCCGCCCATATCGGATTGTCGCCGCCACCTTCGAGTAGAGCGGCATCATCCACGCCGGCGCCACAACTGATCAGTCCGTTGTCGCGAAGCCATCCGCGCGCGCAGGTTCCGCATTTACGATCGTCGCTCATTCTGCCGCCTCCGCCAATTTCAACGTCTCGGCATAGGCGGTCACCACCGCAAGGCAGAGCGCGATCGCCGGCGTGCCCGACGGCCGCAGGTCGATGTCGACGCCGGTATCCCATATGCTGCCCGATTTCGGCTTGCCATATTCCTTCAGCAGTCGCTCGCCATGCACCGGGCAGTTCAGGTCCGGAACCACCCATGCATCATCCGAAACGCAGCATGTCCCCACCTTCCATGCGAAGCCTGGCAGGATGCGCTCGAGCAGCTTCACCGGCGCGTTGAGATCCTTGGTGAAGGCTGGGCAAATAGGCATACCGTTCCGCATGGCGGCGAGCGACAGGTTGAACGGCCGCGGCTCAGGCCACAACGCGCCGATCTCGCGGTCAACCTCTCGGTCCGGCGCTTCCAACGACTCGAGCCGCGCAATCAGTTCTTCGATCATGGACGTTCACCTCTCAGGAGTGGGCCCAGCGCTTTGGTCTGGTCCAGCGCAAAGTCGCCAGGCTGATGCGTGGTGACGCAACCGACGAGGAACAGGCAGATGAGCATCGCGCGGATCATGCCGCTATCTCGCCAGTGCGCGAGTTCAGAATGCCATTGGCGCACGCACGCCATAGCAGCACATCGACCGTGGCGATCTTGTAGCCGCTATCTCGGGCGAGTCGTTCGCACAGTTGCTGTGGCGTCACACCCTCCCGATCAGCTAGGCGCTGAAGGTGAACATCTGGCTTGGCGACATCGGCCCCGAAGTTCTTGGCGAGGTGATATTTCGTGATGCCGCCGATCCATGGCAGCGAAGCGCAGAACTCGATCTTGTCGGGGGCAGAGAGATAGGCCGCCAGCAAGTCGTCACGCGTCCGCCAGATAAGGTCGATCGCTTTTGCCTTGCCTGGGTGGCCGAAGACAGCGAAGGCACTGATGCCGCCCTGTATGGCCGCCATGACCTTGGCGAATATCTTGACCGCGATGGTGTTCTTCATGCCTGAATTGCAGATGACGAATATCGCTTCGGATGCAAAGTCGTCAGCGTCGGCCGGCGGCTTGATGTTTTCGGACCATGAGATGTCGTCTTGGCCTTGCTCGCCAAGCAATGATACGATGTGAAGGAAGTCGCTGCGCTCGATCACAGGGCACCCCCATGCTGCACCGCTTCAAACGCCCCGTAACCATCCGCTGGGAGCGCGGAATGCAGGGCATAGGCGATGTCCACGCCGCCTTGGAAGCCATGCGCAACTGGGTGCGCGAGACTGATACCGTCACCCCGGAGATTGAAGCAGCCTATGTTGTCTGTGCGGAGGTGCTCGATGGGACTAGACCCGCTGAAGATGCTCGGGGAGCATTCGTTGCAGATGCAAGAGGGATGGGGAAACTGCCAGGTGAGTGAGCGGGTCATGGCGCTGGACCGATGGCGGCGCGGACAATATAGCCAGCCTTGCGAAGCCCATCCCGCTCCGGTTTGCCGTCATAGGATCCGCGCATTTGGCCGCCGTCGAGATACCGCACATACTCTGCGATCGCGGCGTCTGCGGTCTCCAGCGCTTTCCTTGCCCGCGCTAGATCTGCCTCTGCGGCTTTGGCGCGGATGGCGGCAACCTGTTGGCCTGCGCGTGCGGCGGATCGATCTGCATCAGCCGCGCCGACTTCCTTCTGCATCCGCTCCAGTTCCACCCTCATCTCGGCTAGGGCTGTATCCTTGGCGGCGAGGGTGGCTTCGAAACTGGCGGCGATCTTCTTCCACGTTTCGAAGCTGGGTGCACTGTCCTTAGGCCATTCGACGCTGATCATTCGCCCGTCCCCCTGTTATTCTGAGATAGGGCGAGACGGCCTGCTTCGGTGATGTTCAGCCAGTCAGAAGAAGGGCCACCGTCTCTCCATTCTGCCAAGCGAAGTTCAACCAGGCGTCTTGCAGGTTTGTATGAGCCGATGCAGTGCGTCCCGCCAGCATAGGATACTTCAACCAGAAGATGCCATTGCGAGGTTGTCAGCTTCATGGCTTTGTAGAAGCGGTGGAGCGAACGTGCTCGATTGCTTGGTCAGGCGACATGGTTCGCCAGTCGGGCCAGTCGCGGCCTTCGTTCTTGGTCTGCTTGGCGATGAGCGCGGCAACGATCTGCTCGGGTGAATGGCCAGCCCGCCAAGCGCCATCCAGCGCCAAGATCGTAACGTCGATCCATTCGGCGATGTCGGAAGGGTCGGCTTCGATCTCAGACAGTTCCTTGCGGATATGATCGATCACGCCCTTGGTGCGCGGGCCGGGACCGAATGTGGCTTCTGACCATTCCCGCTGGCGAGCCAGATGCGCCAACATGTCGAAGCCGTCCAGCACCATGCCTGGTACTCCTTCCCCTGGTGGTGCGGTGGAGAGGGCTGCTTCGAGGGCGGCTCGGATGGTAGCCTCGATGCTCATGTCCTTTACCTGACAGGCGCACCACGCTCTAAACGCCCGCTCGACCATCGCTTCGCTAACTCCCGTAGTGGTGGCTGTAGGTTGGGTGGTGGTGGTCATGCTGCGGCCTCACTGTAAAACGTCTCAGTTATCTGGCCGGAGTTGTCTCCGCGCTGCCAATGGAAGGCTGCGATAGCGTTGCCCATCGGGAACCCGAGCTTTGAACCTGTCCCGTACCATCGGATGTTCTTGGTCGAGAGCCCGTAATTTCGGCACTCTCGAACTGTCCCGTACCCGCTAACGATGTTGCGCGCCGGCACCAGAAATACGACATTATCGGAGATAGAAAACGCATGCTTCATGAACTGCCGGGTTTTGGAGTAGGGAGGGTTTCCTATGATCCAATCCACATGGTCGCGGAAATCGAAGAAGTCGCGGCCATCATCAATCTCGCACCACTGTGCGGATGGGATGAAGTCCGTAAATGCTCCTTGACCTCGGCATGGGTCGAGTATCTTCCCGGCTGGGCTAAAAAACCGAACCATGTCGGAGACGCACCAAGCCGGCGTGTAGACGATGTCGCCTCTCTTCATGGCTTCGCCACCCCGTCCGTATCTTGGGCGGAAAGGGCGGCGAGAGCCTTGCGCCATTCGCTTTCGGTTCGCTCCTTGTCTGTGAGGATTCCAGCAGGACACCACGAGTTGCGGCCATACTCCCATGCACGTCTAAGCTCGTCTTCCCCACCCTTGGTGGCCGGGATGATGGAAGAGAGGGCAGTCTCGATCTTGTCTTGGAGTTCTTGATCAGGCGCCGGTGGTGGAGCCAGATAAAGCGGATGGATCGGCATGTTAGGCCCATAAACACCGGCTGGATTTTTGGTCACCGCAACCCATGTCTCATTGTCGTCCCTGTCTGTGCCCAGGATTAGCCAGGCGACCGGCTCTCCTGCCTTCACGCTCACCGCTACCGGTGCGACAGCGGGGGAGGCGAAGAAGAGAGGGCGGACGTTGCGGACATCCTTAGGATCGGGGATGTGGCTGGAGTACATCGTGCCGCTCCACCGGTTGTGGTCGTGGCTGTAGCAAAGCTCAAACAGGTAGCCTACCGGCTCCTCGCTCGGTGCTGCTCCCTGACTATGGATAGCGGAGAGGGCGCGGAGGTCGTCATATTGCTTCCATGCGTCGCAAGCGGCGCAACCCTCGGCATAGTCAGGGCAGCGCTCGCCGAATGCTTCGGTGATGGCTTCAGCAATGAAATCCGTGGTGGTAGGGCTTTCTTGATGGGTGCCGGAGAGGGCGGTTTCGGATTCGTCGTGAGCATGGGTCATGGCTAAATTCTTTCCGCTAGCGTTCTCGAAGACCATGCCGGCTGAAACGGGTACCGAAGCGCCGCCATCCAGCAACGAAGTCGGAAGCCGCAGCCGTCATCATACCCCTGCCCTTCCCTCAACTGTTCATGGTAGCGGATCCGGCCGGCCTGGGTGATGCGATCAAGCCCGGCCAGTTCCAGTTTCCGCTGCATCTTGCGGTCAGCCTTGTAGCCGGCGTCCAGCCACTTCGGTTCGTCGATCGCCACATAGGGCAGCTTCAACAGGCCGCCGAAGGCGCGCTCGAGCCGGTCATGAACTTCATTCTCGGCCGCTTCGATATCTGTCAGCACCCGAGCGGCCCGCCTGTCATTGAATGCCGCCTGCTCGAATCCCGTCACCTCGTCAGGTCTACTGCCTCGCCTCATCGTCACCGCCCTCCGCGCGCGGCATCTATTTCGTCTACCGACCATCCGGCCCGACGAAGCGCCATAATCTGCTCTCGCCCAAGAGGTGGAGATGCATACTCCGCAGCCAGATCCGCGGTTACCTTGCGCTGGCGCCTGTACCGTTCAGCTATTTCTGGATGTTCCTGAAATTCGTCAGGAAGGATGTCCCCTTCCGCATCGGTAAAGATCGCGTAGAGCCTGGGCCATCGACCAACATCCCCTGCATTGAAACCACTCCAGCCTGCTGGCCCAAAGACCTCTCGAATTTCAATGTCGCCATCTGATTCATGGCGCCCAATCGAAGTCGAACCTGAGAACGCTATGCCAAGAGTGTCGGCCAGCAGATAGTCCTTGTGGACCATAAGACTTTCCGTTTTCATCCCGTACCATGGGTCAAGCCGCTCATAGGTTTTGCTCACCTGTTCTAAGGTCAGATCGCGAATGACAGACACGGTCCCGCCTCGGCTCTTGGTCATTATGGACCAAAGCGATTGCGTCGGATCGTATGCCTGGCCGTCCATCACTTCCCTCCGCGCGCAAGCGTGAGCGCATCTAGTGCCATTTTGTCCAGTTCATCTGCGCGGGCATTATCGCTGTCGCGCGTCCACCTCATCGGCTCCATAAATTGTTGCAGCGCCTCCAGCGCAGCCACGAGCTCGTCATGCGCATTGACCGCCTTCATCGCCAGTTGGTAGTTCGGCTCGGACAGCACGCGGCAAGCGACGGGGAATGGATGGCCGTTACTGATCACCCGCCTATCGCCGGGCCCTACAAAAACAGCCGTGGTGTTGGTCCACGGGGCCGGATCATATTCTGTGGTCACGATGCAGCCCTCACGATATCCTGAATGTGCGAGCCTTGAACGGTGAGCAGTTCGATGGGTCCGCCCGCCACCGCGTCATCAAAGACGCCGACCACAAGTCGACCGGTGAACCATGCGAACGTGTCGAGGTCAGACCGACCTTTCAATAGGATCGGGCCGTCCTCGAATTGATGATGGCCGTGCACAACGTGTCGCTTACCATGGCCGCGCTCGTCATCATCAGGGTATATCTTCCAGCCAAGATCCTGATCATCCTGCTGGTCGAGCGGCTTGAACGGATCGACGCCGGCGTGGACGAAGACGCGGTGTTCGTCGATGTGCATCCGAGGCAGCGCCTTCATCCAATCCAGATGAGAACTTGGGACCAATGCGGCTGCGACCGCGGCACCATCGCCGATCTTGGCGCCGTAGGAGATCAGCGTGCGGCCGCCTCCGTTGGGGATCCACCAGCGGCCGACGAGCTCGAGATTAGCGCAGCACTCAACCATGATGTCTTCGTGATTGCCGCGCAGACATATGCGACGCCAGCCCGGCGGCAGTGCCGGGTCATCCATGAGCCATTCGATGATTTCGCGGCTCTGCGGTCCACGGTCGACGTAGTCACCAAGATGGACAATGGTGCCCGGTATGCCGAGCGCATGCTGCGAAATGGCGTCGTAGGCCATCTGCAGCAGGTCGAAGCGACCGTGCAGGTCTGCTATCGCGTAGGTTTTCACCCGATTCCTCCCATCTGATAGAACGAACTGATCAAGCCGAGGACAACTAGGACCGCGCCGACGGCGATGCACCAGGCTTCGAAGCGGCTCATCCGAGCACTCCGGCGTCGACATTGAGGCGCCGGAGAAGCGGGAAATTGTAAACACGCCAATGGATGCGCGTGTAACCCGGCTCATTCTCGGCTCGCCTGGCGACGCAGCATGCCTCCGCATCCTCCGCTTTTTCGAACACTGCGGCGGGAAAATCATTCCCCATGACGACATGCACTTCGGTCATTTACACCACCTCGATATGGAACGGAGCTCGAACGCCGTTGCAATGCGTCTGCGCCGCCTCCAGCGCGGCCAGGACGCGGTCACGCGGGTCGCCTACGCCGCCATGAAGCTTGCCCTGCGCATACGGCCCGCCCTCGCCCGCGGCCACATAGGACGAATATTCCGCCACCGAGTAGTCGGAACTGACCTTGAACAACCGCCCGCCATGGCCGACCAGCAGTTCATCAATGTCCTTGCCGGAGATTTCCTTCAGTTTCTCGACGACGTTCAGCACGAGGTGCGCCATGACGTCCTTGCATTCCATCTTGGGCAGCGAGGCGTATTCCAGCATCTGCCCGACCCGGTAGGATCCGGTGAAGCCGATCACATAGGGCCCGTTCCGAAACACCTTCCGGTTGGCGCGCACCTCGATGCTCTCGCCGCTGACTGCCGCGCTGTCGGCGCCGATGTAGACCTTGCCGTTGTCGATGAGCCCGACGATGCAAGTCACTTCAGATCACCATCGCCCAGATGGTCTATGAAGTATGCGAACGCGAGGACGATGAGGCCAATAGCCAGACCCAACGGCACTCCAATGATTATATCGCTCACGTCCGCCCTCTCCATTTCGACCACACCACCACATAGGCGTAGCCAACTAGGGCGCCGGCGGCTGCCGCGGAGATAGCCATGAGAAAGTCGAGTGGGACACTCGGGCTATTGAGCGTCAGCGGATCGACAGTGATCGCGGCCGCCAGCATGACATCGGCGAGCATGGCGCCGATAAGCGCGCCTTGGACCCTGGCGTTGGTCACTTGTTGCGGCCCTCCCATGGATAGATTGCCTCCATCTGGTTTGGGTAAAGCGCCCGGCACATCGCCCGGATCGAGGGCGGAGCCCCGTTGGCCTGATAGTTCACGACTGACGCAGCGCTGATGCCCAACGCCTTCGCGGCGGCGCGCCCGGTGTAGTTCATCGCCGAAAGCCACCGCTTGAACTCCGCGGCAGACATGGAAATGGCCTCTGGAGCGTCGATAGACCGGGTTTTGTTCACTGAATGAATATCCGACCGCTAGGGCATTAATGTTCAGGTCGGAAATTAAATACGCCCATCATTCTATAAATGCAATATGCATATCACATTTTATTTTATGCGACTGGTCGGAACTGCAGCGGCCGCTTTTCCGGCTGCCGGCACCACTCGGGCAGCATATTCAGCAGCCCATTTTCCCGCGCATAGACTTCCATCACGCCCTTCTGAGCATGGTGGTGCTTGCATAGGGCCCAGAGGTTCGACCAGGTGTATTTCAGATCTGGCCGATCCACGACCGGGATGATGTGGTCGACCAGATCCGTCAGCGTGTCACGGTCTTGCTGGGCGCACCAGGCGCAGCAAACATGCCGCTTTCGATAGGCGATCGACAGCCTATCCCATTTGGAATCGTACCCTCTATCTCGAGGCGAGCCGCGGTAATTCCCAGCCTTCACGAGCTTCTGGACGGCGATCGCCATCGGTGCCTGGAAGGGCTTGAACCGCGGCGGCCGGCTGTTTCTTGTCACGGTCGAAAATCCTTCTACGCCTTGGCTGATATGGGCTTCCGCGTGCCGGGCGGCAAAATGTTTTTCTTTCCTGGACGAAAATTCTTTCCGTGGAGTCTCCCGTTTTTGGCTGGCAACTCGGTCCGGGAGGCGCGCGCGCGCGGGTTTAACCGGCACCCCCTACCCCCTCGAGGCGCCGGCGGCCTGGCGTCGACGAGGTGCGACCCGACGACGACGAGACCGACGAGCGGCACGACGACGAGCGGCGGCACGGCAAGGCGACGAGGCGCGGTTGCGATTGATCCGATTGAGAATGAAGGCGACGGCATGAGCTTGGCCGTGCGGCGCGGCGCGGTGCGACCTGGCAAAGCGCGGCGCGGCCATGCGCTGCAGCTGGACGGCGCGGCGTGGCACGGCATACGCTTATTAATATGCGATATGCATTTATTCTATTGACAAGGCGCGCGGGCATAGGCAAGGTGTGGATAGTCGATTGTGACTGACCACGGAGCCCGACTAATGACACCGCACCTCGCAGCCCTTCGTTACATCACGCTGGCAACGTTCAGCCGCCGCGCGGCTATCCGCTTTGCAATGAACTACGAAGCGACATGCGGCAGTGAAGCGGCCTTTGACGAGTATCTGTCCTATCTCGACTGACAAGCATGGGCGCGCCGCAAGGCGCGCCTTTCTACCCCGCCGACAGTGGCGCAACCGGAGCCTGAAACGAAATGACCCAGCCCAGCCGCTACCAAGTCCGCCGCGCCAAGCGCGCCAGCGCACGGCGTTGGACTGTCATTCGTGAGCGGGCGCTTGTGGCTGTGTTGTGCATGATGCTTGCGCCGCCGTGCGCGTTCATTCTGTATGCCATAGTGCAAGGCGCGGTCATTTGCCAAACGGAAGGCCGCTGTCTCTAACCCTTTCGCCAATCGTGGCGCTGACACTGGAGTCTGAACAATGATCACGCTGACCGAACAACGCACAACCAATATGGGCAATGTGCGCCGTCATTGGGACATGATGCGCGACGGCAAGCACGTTGCGAACCTTGGGAAAGACAATGCACCGTGGTCACGCTGGAGCGTCCTTCCCATCGTCGGCAGCAATGAATGCGACCTTGCCAAATACGATACGTTCAAGAGCAAGGCTGAAGCCCTTGCTTATGCGGAAGCGCTCTAGGCGCGCCTTTCCTTCCATCCTGCCAATCGTGGCGAAACACTGGAGAACGACAATGTTCAATATCTCAATTCGGAAAATCGGCGGCTTGTATCATTGGCGAGTCGGACGGCTTGGCGGCTCAATCTACGTTGCCAAGCGCTTCCAGCCAGTCGGCGCGGCGGCAGACGCAAGGCGCGCGCATGAAGCCTATTGGACAGCGCGCAATGCCGACATGCTGGAGGCGCGCGCCTATCTGGCAAGCCTTCAGACCATGACAGCGAACGATTGGTAGGCGCGCCATGACATTCGCCCTAGTCGCCTTCCTCACCATCAATGGCCACGTCAACGCCTATGTGCTTGACCATGGTTTGACGCATGAAGATTGCGGCGCGGCCATTGCCGCCGCTCTTCCTTCCGACATTCCGAAAGACCTTGCCGCCATGCTTGCCAATGCGCCGCGCGCTTGTGAACTGGAGTCGGGCAAATGATTGTGACTTTTGAAAATCGCGCGGCCGCTGAATCCGCCATTCGTCTTTTGCCGCTGGAATGGCTGATAACCATTCATCCGATACCAGGCACGGAAAAGGTGCGCGTTTTCATAACGCCATGGGAGTCGGGCAAATGATTATCGGAAACCGGAAAGAGCTCGACACCGCGCGCGAAACGTTGCGCGACCAATTCGACGCGATTTGGCTTGCGTCCGATATCATTGAAGCGAAAGAGGCGCGCGCCATTCGCTGCAGCATCAAACTAGACGCGCCGCGCCATAATCACCTTGCGCCGAATTGGCGCATATTCCCAGGCGGCCGATTTGTCGGCGGCAAAGATTGCGGTGTTATCCGCGCCTGAAACTATCCCGCGCGATTGTGCGCACCATTGGAGTTTGAAAAATCATGGCCCTATCATTTCCGAACGGAAGCGTCACGCAAGGCGGCTGGAATGTCGGTCGCACCCTGGCGAAAGGAATTCCGGCCGGCGGCAAGCTTTCCGTTTTCAAAGGCTTTGCGCCGCACCGCGACAAGAAAGGTTTTCCGATAGCGCGGCGCGGCGATTGCGACGGCCTCACATTCGAAAGCGATTCCGAATATGAAACATTCGTTCGGTCGCGCGGCTATGTGCAACCGTACTTTCGCAACTCGGCAATGTTCAAAGCCATGAACCGGGCAAACATTCGCCGCTGGACGGCCGATCTTGTCGCGGCCGTCAAATCCGCCGAGTCGCAAGCCGATATCGTGGCGATTGCGGATCGGCAGAAAGCAATCGTTCGCGCGGCCGGTTGCGACATTCTGGACGCCATGGCGTTCGGCAATGCCGCCTATTGGATCGGCCGCAAGTTTCGGCCGGAGCTCTATCCGCGCGAATGGCCCTATTCGGTCGCGGCATAGGAGAAACGACAATGCCGAACCAAGCCCAAAAACGCGTTATGCAGCTGCAACGGGCAATCAAAGTCGAGACCGACAAAGGCCGCAAGCGCGCGCTGCAGTCTCGATTGCGTGACTTGTGCCATGAACTGGCGCGCCGCGACTATCGGGCAAAGCTTGCCGATCTCGGCAATATGGCCGCTTACTGAAAACCGCGCGATTGCGCAAACTGGAGTTTGAAACATGAACTATCTTGCTGACAACTCGATTACAATCAACGGCGCGCGCTACTGGTTTAGCTGGACGTCCAGCTACCAGGATGAAATTGATTACGATATTTCCGAACCGAACGGCGACCGATTCCGCGCGCATTTGCGCCGCTCACTGCCGGACTACGCGCGGCGCGGTCTCAACTATGATGCTGCCGGGCTTGAAAAACACGTTGTGGCGTCAATCGGCATTTTGCGCCGTTGCGTTGGCACAAATGCCGGCGAAATTTCCGCCGACACAATCGCCGCTTTCGATGCCTGGCGCGCGCGGGAATATGATCGGCAAATGTCAACCATGATAAGCCAGCCGCACCGCTACGGCGACGAGGCGAGCTTGTGCGCAAGCTTTCCCGCGCCGTTGCCGGTCTATGCCGGCCGCTGGACAAGCGAAAGCGGCTGGACGCGCGTTGAACTGCAGTCAATCGCCGCATAGCTCGATTTGCTCTTTCATGGCCGCCGCGCGCGGCCATGCGACGGCAAATTGCCGAACCGGCCGCTTATGGCCATAACTGGAGTTAGACCCATGCCGAACAATGCGCCGCATAACGCCTTACGTGCCGCCGTCAATCGCGCCATTGCCAGCGGCGCGCCTGTCTACGTCAATCAAAGCGGCCGGCCGCAAATGGCCGAATTCTCGAGCGCAAATGAAGCGGTCTTGTATCGCCAGAAATTCGGCGGCTGGATTTTCGTTAAGGAAGGCGAAACGGCCGCGCTTTGGTTCGATGCTGAATTCTACACGCCTAGCTTTATCTTCCGCCATGCCGCCGCAAGCGGCAATGGCCGATTGATCTAAAGCCGGAAACTTCAAACCGCCAATTGTGGCAACCATGGGAGTCTAGAAATGAATAAGCCGCTTGATTCCGCCGCGCGCGCCGATCTGGAAACGATTGCCGCCGCCGATCTGGACGCGTTTTTCTCGCAACATGAGGCACGCAAGGCAAAGCACGGCAAGCCGTTTTCCAAGCGCATGGAAGGCCGCGACAGGCGCGCGGAGCGTAAGGCTAAAGAGGCGCGCCGCTTCGATTGGTTCAACGCGTAAGAGCGAAGGGGAAACGATCATGTCAACCGCACCTGAAAGCTTTTTCAACGCCTATCTGGCAACCGCGCTTTGGTCCTCAACCGATGGTGATGGCAACCCGCTTGATGCCAAGTATGGGCCGGAGGATATCGACGGCGAAACGCTCGACGGCATGTTAGCCGATTGCAACGAATTCTACCGCACCCACTCCGACGCGATCCAATGCAATGGCGTCACCTTCGGCCCTGATTTCGATCAGGACGGGCGTGCTGGCCACGACTTTTGGCTGACACGTTGCGGCCATGGCTCCGGCTTCTGGGATGGCGACTGGCCGGAGCCGCAAGCATCGCGCCTCACGGATGCCGCCAAAGCGTTTGGCAATGTGGACCTGTACATTGGTGATGACGGGAAGGTTCACGCCTAGCGCGACCGCTGGCGCGGTCTCATGGCCGCGCCAGCAAGCTATCGCCTTTGAAAGCCCGCGCGCGTTGTTCATGGCCGATTGCCGGCCCAATCGCCAATCATGGCGGCAACTGGAGTTAGACCCATGACGGAACAACCGGTTTTCAATCTCTATCTGGAGGAAACGCAATCCGCCCGGATTGGCCGGCCGGCCGCGTATCGGCTGATAATGCCGGATGAAAGCGGCGTTCTAGATTCCAAGTATGTCGAGCGCAAAACCGGTTTGCTTTTGGCCTGGCCATGCAATCCGCATTCGACGGGCGAGCGCATGATTTTGAGTATGCTCAATTGCGACTATCAGCACGGCATAAACGGCGCGGTAACGTGTCCGGGATTCGCGCCGTATGAGTTCGCGCAACCGGTGACGCGCCGCAAAATAACTGAACTTGCATTTTCGCATAAACTGTGAAATATAACTGAACCGCCGATTGTGGCGCAACTGGAGTTTGAGACATGCCGAGACCTTCCATCAAATCGCCTTGCGTGGCGGATCACTACGCCGACAAGAGTTGCGAGCGGATAGCCGAATTTTCAGCGCCGAATGGGAAAGGCGGGCTTATCAGCATTCGGCAACACGATGACGGCAGCGTTTCAGTTTCCGTCTATCGCATTGATCCTGGCGTTATGGTCATTGCGTCATGACCGGCTACATTCTCCCCTGCAATCTGCCGAACTTCGATCAAAGCGCGCCGCGTGGCGAAGGCTGGCGGATTGCCTCCAATGATGAACCGCAACACGCCGGCGTGTTGACCTGGCTCAATCCAGCGACCGGCGAAAGCGTCGTTTGCCCGTCGATCTGGTACAATCTGCCGGCTGTGCGCTATGCGGTCTCGCTCCGATACGACGCCGAACGCAACGACGAATCCGCAGTCCGCAAGGATTCCGAGGGCATGGCATGGTCTGCCGGCGAGGCCGTCCGGTCTAGACGTCAAGCGCGCCGCCTTCGCGCCATGGCGCTACTATGCGACCGCAATCCCGCAATCCCGGCCGGCAATATCGACTTTCGCGGGCTAAGTGATCCGATCACGCCGCCCGATGTGGAATTGGCAACAGTGGAAGCAATCGAGGCCGGCCGCTAACCCGCGCCGAACGTCAAGCCCGCCAATCGTGGCAACAACTGGAGATCGAACGCAATGAACATTGAAACCGCTTTCCGCCCGGATTCCATCGCCATTGGCGCGCCGGCCTATCATCCCGCCTATTCAAGTTCCGGCCATGTCGTCCAGGTCGAGGCAAGTAACGGCTTCACCATTGGCGGCGGCGGCATGGTGCGCGACCGGTCGCAACTGACAATCGTTTGGGGCGAAAGCCTCCAGATAACGGAGGTTCCCGAATCCGCCGCCCGGCTATGGCTGGAGCTTGCGCCGCGCTATCTGGTCGAACCGATTTCAGCCGTACAGGCGGCGGCATTGCTGGCGGCAGCAAAGCACAAGCAAGCCGAATTCCGCCGCAAGATGAACGAAGCCAGCGAACAAGGCCGCACCGCGCGCGCCGCTTTCGAAGCCGGGGCCGCCAGCAAGATTCCGGCATGGGCAAAAGCCGTCATCATTGGCGAGTTGATCGAGGATCAATCGGACTCGATGACCGACTATTATGGCGGCAAGACCATTAAAACCGTCATTCTCGGCTTTTCCAAGCATACCCGCGATTTATTCCCTGAGCTTCGCCAAGCGGCGCGCAACTTCGCCGACACTGCCGGGCTTGCCGACGCGCCGGAAACTGCCGAACATCGCCAGAAATACAGCATGGGCGGCGGCTACTTCCTGAAGACTGGCGGCCGCTATTCGAGCGGCTGGAAAGTCTCGAAACAATCATTCTACGGCAACCGGGAACCGGTCAAGAGCCTGCCTTTCCCTGCCGACTGGCATTTGAGCGCGCCGACGCCGGCAAGCGCTCCAGCGGCCGCGCCTGGCGTTGTGACGCCGGCCGGGATTCGGATCGAGGAACACACGCACACGAAAAAGGGCTTTCAAATGTTCATTTGCATCATGCCCGAACGTGTCGAGCGCGACGAGTTCAACCGGCTTCGTGATTTGGCCGAGACTCTTGGCGGCTGGTATACAAAACCATGGGGCAAGACGCCGGGCGGCTTCGCCTTCAAGAAACAGGAAGCGGCGGATACCTTCGCCAATCCCGAACCATCAGCGGCCGGCCCCGGATCATGCCCACAATGCCCGCATGGCTTAGGCTTCAACTGTTCGACATGCTGGCCGAAGGGCAAGCCGTCGACCCAAGAACAGCGTGCCGAGGCGCCAGCGCGTGCCAACGTCGCGACCGGCGACAAGCTGCGCGCCATGGCCGACGCCATGCAAGGCGATATAGACCATAAATTCCGCGACCGGCAGACAAACACGCCTAAGCGCCAGCGCGAAGCCGATAGCGCACGGCTTGACGGCTATTGGCTGCAGCGGACGCAACAGGCATTGCGCGCCCTGGCGGCGCACCATGACGCCGGAACCGTTCCGCTCGAATTGCGCGGCGCAACGTCAAAGAAAGTCGTCCATGACCTGGCGCGCTCCGAGATCGTGCGCAATGGCGGCTATTACGACGCCGGCCATGATAGCGGCAAACCGGCCAATGACACGCCGGCAACGCGCGCGCTTTGGGCAATGATCGCCGGGCAAAGCGAGGCCGACAAGCAAGCCGAGGAGTTGCGCCGCAAGGTCCAGGCGCTGCAATTCGCGAAGATTCCCGGTTACTTCCCGACGCCGCGCGCCGTCATCGATCAGATGATTGACCTTGCCGACATGCCGGCCGGCGAATTCGACATGCTGGAACCGGAAGGCGGCGGCGGCGCTATTCTGGACGCCATGGCGGAAGCCGCTCCGCTGGCCAAGCTCACCACGTTCGAACGGCATTTCAGCTTGCGGGAGATTTTGACCGCCAAAGGCTACACGCTCGCCGGATCCGATTTCATGGAAGCCGAGACCGCGCCGCGCTTTGACCGCGTGCTGATGAACCCGCCCTTTGAAAACGGGCAAGATATCGAGCATGTGCGCCACGCCTTCAAGATGCTGCGCGATGGCGGCCGGCTGGTCGCGGTCATGTCGCCGGGTCCATTCTTCCGGCAGGATCGCAAGGCAACGGAATTTCGCGCCTGGTTCGATGAGCGCGGCGGCGAAAAGTACGATCTGCCGGCCGGATCATTCAAGGAAAGCGGAACCGGAACTGGAACCGTCCTTGTCGTGCTGGTCGGCGATGAACTGGCGAAGGAAGCCGCGCCGGTTGCAACCGCGCCGGCAGCTGGTCGCGGCTATCGTATCGGCACAAGCCATTTCGAAAGCATGGAGGCGGCCAGCCGATACTATCAAGGCAACGACAAACAGACGGCCGAAAAGATAGCCGAGGGCGAAATTCACATCGGCCCGCCTTCCACATGCGAACCCGACGAGATCGTGACGCTGAACTGGTCGGAAGGCCGCTACTTCATCGAACGGAGGGGCTGAAGCCATGGAAAAGCGCGAATGGTATTTTGCCGGCGGCTGGAATTGGCCGCTGATTGCCGCGCTGCTGTTCACTGCGGCATTCTGGACGGCGGCCTATCAGGCATTCGCATGATCCGCCATGCCGCCGGCTTCCTCGCAATGGTGGCACTTATGGCTGGCGTCCTAGCGCTGGTCATCATCTTCGACTTGCCGCTACCGCATTAGAAGACAATCGCGGAATTCTTATAACCCCGCTCGATAGTGAGCGAACAACAGGAGATCGAAATGCCGAAAATGATTTTCCACATGGGCGTTACCCTTCGCTGTTACGGCAACGTCGAGGTCGAGGCCGAAAGCGTCGAGGCGGCTTTCCCGCTACTGACTGCCGATTACATCGGCGACAACATCACGATCCATGAAACGACAACCGATAGCGGGCAGGATTTGGCCATTATCGACGTTACCGACGAAGAGACCGGCGAACGGTTGGCAGACTATGGCGGGCACTCCCTGCCAAGCGTCTACGATCCGCAACCATCGCGGCTCGAACTGGCCGCGCCCGACATGCTGGCCGCCCTGAAGGCGATCAAGCGAGCTCGCGGCAACTGTGGCGCATCGCCATTCGAACAAGCCGCCTGCAATCTCATGGATGCGGCTATCCTGAAGGCGGAGGGCGAAGCCGCCGGCATTGCTGATGCGGAGGGCTGCGCCAATGGTTGACGCCAGCGAAGCCCCGACCACGTTTCATTATGAGCATTGGCGTCATGGCGGATGGTACACGAATGTTTACTATCCGTCCGGCGCTTGCGGTTGCGTGTCGCGCAACTACGATGACGGCAAATGGCGCATTGCCTGTGATCCGCGCCCATTCGAGCAACGACCGACATTCAAGAACCGTGACGCGGCGGCGCTTGCCGAATGGCACCTTGCGGAAGCGGAATGGACGCTTGTCCGCGCGGCGGCTGGCGATCTGTTCGACGCCTTAGACCGCGCTGTCGATCACAAGGCTATCACCGATCCATTCTGCCTGAAGCTCGCCAAGGAAGCGCTGGCGAAGGCTAAAGGACAAGCCGCCGCTCGCTGACACAGAAACACGCCTGGCGCTCGCCCCTGTGGCGGCGCGGCCCTATTCGAGAAGGAACCGAACACATGGAAAGTTTGACAGTGACATCAATCCGCGAAAGCCTGGCCGCACGTTTCAAGCGCTCATCGTTCTATTGGCGCTGGCGCGGCCGGATCACGCGCTACCGCCTCGCCTGGCGATACGCACGCGGCACCATGACGGCAGATGACGCGCAGTGGATCACTACCGACTGCAGGGACACTGCCGGTTGGCATCCGCTCGCCTCACTCTGCAATGAGTCCGTTATGGATCTTGCCCTTGACGTGTACGAAGATCATCCCGATCTGGCGCGGCTTGTTGCGGAAGCCTGCAACCGTGTCGGCGACAAATGGGACGACTATTCCGAGTCGGCTTCATCTGCCGCCGACTGGGCGATGGAAAAGGTGGCTGAGTACGCCAACCTTGAAAACATCGAACTGATCAAACGTGAAGGATCGGCGGACGACGAATAAACCTTGCAACTGGCATAGATTTATGCCATGAACTGAATTGCCGATTGTGGCGAATAGAGGAGATAGAACAGCATGAACGCACACGCCCATCCCGCGAATTCCAGTGTTTCGGCCATCGCCCTTGGCGCGGTCGTTTCCTTCAGTGCCTATGCCGCCGCAAAGGCGGTCCAGGCGGAGCCGGAACATGAACCAGAAGTGATCGCGGCCAATGAGGCGACACTCGCCGAAGTCCGCGCCATCTTCCCGGCGGATCTCGCCGAAAAGGCAATCGCCGCTGGAGCGTTCGATGAACCGGTCGAGATCGCCGAAGAGTCGGTAGAGATCGCGCCGCTTCCGCCGGCAACAGCGCTCGCCGACCGCGCCGCGCTCAACCGCGCGCTCGATATCGTCGCCAACGTGGTCGAGAAGCGCAGTTGTATCCCCATTCTCGGCAATGTCTGCCTCATCGGCGACGGCGAAAATCTGACCGTGACCGGCACTGATCTGGACATTGAAATCGCGGTCAAGATTCCGGCCGCCGCTGATGCCAGATTCGCCGTCACTCTGCCGGCGCATACTATGAAAGACCTCCTGAAAAAGGCGACGGCTTCCGAGTTCGTCGGTTTCACGGAACGGCAAGGCGACAGCAACGCCGTCACGGTCGATTTCGAAAAGGTGAACTACAGGCTGCAGGATTTGCCGGTCGCCGACTATCCGAACCTTTCCGGCGGCAAGCCGTCGCATTCCTTCACGGTTCCCGGCGCCGATCTGGTCGAGGCCTTCGGCGGCGTGGCGATCGCCATTTCAACCGAGGAAACCCGCTACTATCTGAACGGGGTCTATCTTCACCATGTCGAGCCGCGCGCCATCGATGCCTATCACGGCGATCACGGCGCATTGCGCATGGTCGCCACCGATGGGCATAGGCTTTGCCGGCAGGATTTGGCGGCCAGCGAGGGCATGAAGGGGATGCCCGGCGTCATCGTACCCCGCAAGACCGTCGCGCTCCTGCAGAAGCTCCTGAAGGGCAAGGCGTGCCCGGCAGAGGTTCGTGTCGAGATAGGCAAGACCGAGCATTGGGGAACCATCCGCCTCATGTTCGATGGCGTCACGATCACAAGCAAGCTGGTGGAAGGCTCATTCCCCGACTATCAGCGCGTCATCCCGACCGGCAACGACAAGCCGGCAACGTTCAAGGCGGCGGACCTGGCGGAAGGCGTGCGCGCGGTCGAACTGATTTCTTCCGAGCGCGGCCGCGCCGTCAAGCTCACCTTCAGCAAGGGCAAGTGCCAGCTGGTCGTCAACAATCCCGATCAAGGTTCGGCAACCGCCGACATTGCCGCCGACTATGGCAGCGACGAATTGGAGATCGGATTCAACGCCAAGTATGTGCAGGATTTGATCGCTACCGCCTGCTGCGAAGAGATCACGCTTACCATGGCTGATTCCGGCTCGCCGACACTCATGACCGCGCCGGACCGCAAGGGCTGGCTTGGCGTCCTCATGCCGATGCGTGTGTAGATTTAGGCCTTGGTCGGGCGCGCGAATGCGCCCACCTTCCATCAATCACGACAAGGAGGTTTCCCAATGCCGAAGATCATCGCCAAATATACCGATTTCAACGGAAACGTCTCATATGTGAGCGTTCTCGATGGTCACGTCTCCCACGCGCTGGCCAATGGCATCCCCTATGCGCTCAACAGCATCCCTAGGGATCAAGATGGCATGTCGCTTCGCTTCGCCTGCGAACGATGCACTACGGTCGAACAACTTGTGGCGACCATCAGCGCGCGCATGTATCTAGGCGGCAAAGCAAGCGTGGAAGCCTTTTCGCCAGCGACAGTCACGCCCGATGTCGCGCCAAGCGCCCGAGATCAAGACCGCACCGCCTACATGGAATTCATGCTGGCGGAATCATTCAAGGCTTGGGACGATGAAGAGGACAGCGTGAAGGAAGAGCACGCCGACCTGATCGCCGAGCTCTCGGACTTTGTTGGCACTTTGGCGAGCCAGCCAGAACGCCAAATAAGCCCCTTCCATGAGAACGGCATGAAAGCCGCCGCGTTTTCGGCGATGTTGAAGGCGCTGAAAGGTTTCGTTGATGCCTGTGGTGGCGATGCGCCCGATTGGCTTGGCGAGGAATTCTCCGCCTGCGAAGACGCCATCGAGCTTGCCGAAAAGGCCATCTGAACAACTCCGCCAACCGTGGCGAAACACAGGAGACAGAACCATGCCGAAATTCACCGTCCAGCCATGCCAGGCTGATCAAGGCGCAACCTATGTCATCGCCGACGAGTCCGGCGACATCGTGCTTCGCACATGGAGCAACTCGAAAGAGGAGATCGAGATCGCCGAGCGCGCCGCTGCTGCCTTGTCTGGCACCGATATAGCCGGTGAGATTCCGGCGCTGCGCAAATGCCTGATGGCGATGGAGCGAGCCAATCTAAGCGAGGCCCACCGACTGCGCGGCGTGATCGAGCGCCTCAGCGGAGGACCAGTGACATGAGCGCGCTCCGCTTCTGCATCGGCTTCGCCGCCGGCATCCTCGACGGATTCGGCACCATCCGCGCTCGCGATCGCATCCTTCGGCTGGTTCGCTATGATGGCGCGACGATGAATGGCTTCGACCGCGCGGCCGACATGTTCTCGTATGGCCACTGATATGACCAGATGGGATGAAGTCCTGATCTTCGTGCGCGGCAAATGGGAAATCGCGCACAAGGAGGTCGCCGACGGCGCCAGGCAGATGTGGATCCGCCGCGATATGTCATGGATTTGCGACGAAGGCGCGGAGGAGGCGACCTTGCCTATGCCGCCAAAGCCGAAGAAAGCGAAACCAACATGACCTACGCCAGACGGAGTTCAGCCATCCGCGCGGCCAAGAGCGCCTGCAGGAAGGCGCTTGACGCTCCGCACTATCAGGCGGCCCAAGGTGTCGATTTCACCATTCGAGTTCATTATTGGTATCTCGGCCCGCTTGGGCAGATGGACGACGAATACAGCTTCGATTTGATCGGAGTATGCTTGGAGGCATCCGAGGCCAAGGAAAAAGATCCGACCAACGTCTACCAACCCTAAACGGAGGCCAAGTCATGAACGACGTTTTTCTGGTGACCATCCTGTCCAAGTCGGCACCGATCTTCCGCTTTGTCGGCGGAACGGACGAAGGCCGCGCCAATTACCTCGCCGGTGTGTGCATTGACCGGCTTGCGGATTACCATGGACTGGAGTTCGACTACTCGGTCGAGCGGCTGCCATATGCCGCTACCATGACGCCGGAAACCGAGATCGTGCGCTTGGCGCTGGAGTCGGACGTATGAGCGCGAACGAATTCAGACTCCAGCGTCGAAAGGATGAGCCCGCTGCTCTGAAGATTGCAACCGACAAATACGAGGCGGCCGTCAATTCTCGTGATGCTTCGCCTGAAGGCATCGCCGCATTGGTCGCCGCAAAGCGCAACTATGGCGCGATCCTGCTTCGCGAGGATAAGAAGTCGCGGCCGGAGATTTACCGCAAAACCTAACCTGAAGCCTGCCAACTGTGGCAAAGAAAGGAGTCTGTCATGATCCGCACACTGATGAGGGCTTTACGCCGGCTGTTCGTCGCCGATCCCGTCAAGGAATTCCTTGGCGAATGGGGCGACGAGATCGAGCAGGAAGCGCGCAAAAGGCGCAACACCGATGCTTGAGTGGGGACCGATCATCATCCTGATCCTGGTCGCCGCCGGCATAGCCATAGGGCTGTTGCCGGAAGCCCATGACGCGCCGCTGCACAAGTTCCGCAACCAATGCCGAAGCGAGGGCATGGATTTCCGCGAGACCGAGGCGGCGATCGCCACGCGCATGGCATTTGTCCGGCTGCGAAGGATAGCCTCCGACCGGTGCATCGCCCAAGGCGGCAAGATCGGCCGCGACGAGATCAATGAGATCGCCGGCCATATCGCCATCGGCTTGGCCGCCTCGCGTGGCACCGATGCCGGCCATAAGTTCATCACATGGATCGATGACTGTCCGGACGAGGAGATCCTTTACGATGACGCCAGAGCGGCGCGCCATCGCCATCACGTCGCGGCCTTGCGTGAACAGGGTCATTACCCGCCCAAGAACGTCAAGCTGCATGATGACTACCGGCACGCTTTCAAGATCGTGAAGCATTAGCGCCGATTTGCCGCCAGATTAGCCCGCCAGCACGCGCGGAGGCCTTCCGGCGCAGCGAACTACCCGCCAGATGGAACGCTCGCTGGCGGCCCTGCCCTGCCCTTTCCCCCATTGATGACAATAAAGGAGTTTTGACCTATGGATTTGATGCTTGTCGATTCGAAAGCCGATCGTGGCGCTGGCGGAGACGGAATGGCCAACAAATCGAACCCCATATTCCGAGCATGGGCCGAGCCCAACAACCGCGGGCCCGGCTTCATCGCCCTGTGGATCGCGCCTGGCCTGGTCGCCGACATTGTGCGACCGGACGGCAAGACGCCAGCCATCTTCAGCACAGAGCTCGAGGCCGAGCTCGCAGGATGGCGGCGTATGGCCGAGGTGCTGAACGGACCGAGGATTCGAGCAAATCGGGATCAGGGCAAGAAAGAACGGTATCAGCGCCTCACTGGGCCGGAGTTCGCCGAGCAGCTGCGCGCCGCCGGGATTACCCCTACCTTCCTCGCATTCATTTACTCCACAAGTCCGCACAGAGTTTTGACGTGGCTGGATGGTGCCGAGGATATCCCGCACCCGATCCGCGTGCTTCTGGCGTTGTTCCAAGCCGATGAACGGAACATCGATATCGCCGAACGCGTGACCGAGGCCATCACGACCGAGCGCAAGCCTCGCCGGCGCGACACCGGCTAGGCGCTGCCCATGCAGGGCCCGATCGTATCGGGCTGGCTGTCCATGTATTGATCGATCAATCCGCTGAGATCCTCAACAGTGTTCACCAAGCCCTTGAACGTGAGGACTACGCCGGCGAATGGCTTGCCGTTCTCGTCGTTCAGGAGGATGCGGACATTTCCCTCATCGTCCATCTGAGCGTCAATCGATGTGGCGTGCGGGACATCAAGAACTTTCACCATCCTCCGCCTCCCGCACCGCCAAGATGTCCAGCGCGGTCCCGATGATGCTTTGCGGCTTGCCACCATCCATGGCGGTCCGCGCGACCGAAGCGCGCAACTCGTCGATGGTGGCGCCGCACTGAAGCGCGATCGAGATCAACACCGCCGCATCGTGGCAGATCAGGCCGATCGCCGAATCCGATTTCTGCGCATAGATGAACATCTCGCCGATCCGGCCATCCGGGTAGAAGCCGACAGTCGAGGTGAATGGCGACCTATTGCCGTTGGTCTCGATGTGGTTGAATTCGATCACTTCGGAAGCGCGGCGGTCCGGTAAGCGTTCTCTCATCGTGCCTGCCTCAAAATATCTTCCGCCGCATTCGACATGCGCCTGGCGTCATCACGATCCACAACCTTGACCATCGGCAGTTCAAATCCCCACCGCGTCGCGAAGGCTGATCGCCCCATCATTTCCTCGAACACCGCCACAACATCGAGGGCTCGCCTGATTGCCTCATAGATGAAGGTCCGCGCCTGACTACTCGGCACCGTATCCCAGACGAATTCGTCCTGGTCGACGACCCGCTCGATCAACTGGAAGTCCCTGTCCGGCATCATGTCGCGGATCGCGCCGACCGCGTGAATGGCCTGCAGCCGATAGGCGGAGATTGCCAGCCGGCTGTTTGACCCGGTGCCAACGCGATCGAAGTCGACGCTACTCATGCCGCCGACCCGACACCCATCCATGTAACCGCGCAGGATTCGGCCGGCTTCCTTCCGGCGTTCCTTGCTGGAGATTCCGGTCACCTTCTGGTCGACACGCCGCTCGATCGGATCTGACAGCGTCCCGATGTCATGCAGATATTCGAGGGCCGATCCATGGAGGCCACGATTGACGGCTCCGCCCATCTCGCGCGCTGCCTGCTGCTCAACAGCGACCTTCTCCTGATGCCTGGCCTCCTGCTTGCGGCGCTGGATTTCCTTGCGGCCTTCCCGCGTCCTGCCGTCTGGCATGGGCGGCGGTGCCGGCTTCGTCGGCTTTGGCTTCATGTACGAAGCGAGTGAGCCGAGCACGGACGGCCCGGATTTCGGCGCCTCTTGGGCCTGAGACAGTTCGCACGCGACGAAATACTTGTCCGACAATCTTGCTTCATCGCACCGCACGCTCTTCAAATGATCCAATGCGGTCTGCCGCTCTTCCATCGTCAGTTCCTCGCGCGGCGTCGGTAGATTGCGGTGCACGATGCCGCGAATACTCCCCTTTGATCGCCCACTCAGCATGGCAATCCTGCCGATCGACAAGCCGGACAGCCACAGGACAGAGATCGTGAATGTCACGATGCCCATTTCCTTCTTCTTGATCTTCTTGGCTTCCTTTTCCGAAATCATCTCAGCGCTCCACTTCCCGAAGTTGACCGCGACGGCCATCGAATTCGAACTCGGCAGTCTCGCCATCCTCACCGCGCCGCCGCTTGAGGCAGCGCGCCTCGATCCTGTTCTTCCAACGCTGCATCTGTTCTGCCCACTCCCTCCCGTCCTTGCTGTCCATTTCCTGCGGCCGCTGATTCTTCAGCCACCGGTCTCTTCTGAAAAGGGAAACACACCAGTCCGCATCTTGCTCAATGGAGCCGCCGCCATCCAGGTCGGTCAGATTGGGGAACGGATCATCTCGCCTCTGCGAGGATCTCGTTACCTGGGACAGCGCGATTACAGCAATTCCGAGATCCTTTGCAAGCGCCTTCAGATCACCGGTGACGAATTCGATCCGGTCGAACTTGTTCGCCGACTTGTTGAACGTCCTCACCAGCCTGATGTGGTCGACCACTGCAAACCCGAGACCGTGCCGGCGCTTCATGGCCACACATCTATCCCGCATCTGCTCGATCGCAAGCTTCGGCCGATCGTCGATGACGATTCTGGTGCCTTTCAGTTTGTCCCTGGCGGATTTCAGATCCTCCAACGCGAAGGCGTCATAAGATCCCGCCTCGATTTCGGCCACCGGCACGTTGGTCTCGCCAGCCATGGCGCGAGCGGTCAGATCCTCGTCCTTCATCTCGAGCTCGAAGAAGATGCCTGGCGCGTAGTGCTGGGCGCGCATCGCCATCTGGAAGGCAAGCACGGTCTTGGCGTCGCCGGCGCGCGCTCCGATGAAGCCGAGGTCGCCGGCATGCACGCGGCCGATCAGTTGGTCGAGCGTCGGCAGCCCGGTGTCGAAGCCCGGAACGATGCCGGTTTCTTTCGTCTTCGACGATCTCGTCAGCACTTTGACGGCGATATCGCCAAGCCACTTCAGCGGCTCCGCCTGGCTGTTGACACTGATGTCCTTGATTTTCACTTCCATGTCAGACAGGAGGTCGGCTGGCATGACGTTCGGTTTCTTGGCCTCTTTCAGCCCATGCTCAAGGGTTTCGATGAGTTTTCTGTGCCGCCAATGGTCGATGATTCCTTCGACCTCATCGAGAGCCGATTCGTTGTTCTCTGCATCGCGCAGCAGCGCGGTGAGCAGTGACGATGTGGATTTGCCGTCTTCATCGTATTCTGGCCCGAGCCGGCTTTCGAGTATCGCTAATGACATCCGCTTGCCTTCGGTGAGGACGTCGCGGACTGCCTGGTAGATTTGCCCATAGAAGGCGTTTGCAAAATGGAACGACTGGAGTGCGTCGGCGATTGACCAGAACGACGCCTCGGATTGCAGCACCTTTCCAAGCACCATGCGTTCGGCAACCAGATTCTCAAGGTGCTGTGTTTGTGGCTTCGCCATTCTTTTCGTCCTTCCGATTGCTTTTTTCAAACCGCTGTCTGGCGTTCCACAAGTCCAAGGCGTCGCCATCACGGCACACATCATTTACGGCGCACTTGATCCCGACGGCCTTCATGCGCTTCTGCAGTTCCTCGGCGGCATGCTGCCCTGGCGGCGGCAATACGCGCCCCTGCGGACCGAGAACCGCCTTGTCGCCGTCCTTGAAGATGTTCAGCCGCTCCACGAACATCGGCGGTTCGAAGTTCTTCATGCCGCTGGTCGACATGAACGACCACACGGGGCGCCGGCAGCCGTCGAGGAACCACGCCCCCAGCGCCGTCTCCATGCCCTCGGCGCCGTCTATGTGCGCGGCATCGCCGCCGAGTCGGATAGCGCCGCCTGCGGTGGTCCCGCGGCCGATCTTAGGGCTCGGAGACAGATCGGCCTTCTCCGGCTTGTCGCGCTTCAGATAGACAATCCAGAGAGCGACGTGGGAGTTGAAGGCATCGACCACCTTGCAGACGATTGCCGGGTAGTTGCCGACGTCCCGATCGGGTTCGAAGTCAAGCGCTGGATGAAAGCGGATTGCTTCATCGGGTTGCCACGGCCATTCGGAAATTGGCGGGATGCCGCGACCGATCAGGTATTGCTCTCCCATGGAGCCAGCGAGCGGCTTGGATTCCGCCCATATTTCCTGAACGTTCAAAACCTTGGCTTGTCTCTTCCGCTCCGCTTCGGCCGCCCCCTTCTTGTTGCGCGCGTCTCGTTCTGCCTGTTCTTTGCTTCGGCGCTCTTCCCTAGCCGCCTTATCTTCTGGCGACTCCGTGCGCTCTTCAGCCATCCCAAGATGCTCGCGGGCGAATTGGAACGCCTCGCGAAAGTCATCCTTGCTGTTCGGGATGCGATCCGTATGGCCGTAGTATAGGAGGGCAAGCCCATAACCGCCAACGCTCTGCGAGAATCGAAACCACCTGCCCTTGTGTGAGCCGCTCAGTTCGACCTTAAAGGAACTCGTCAGCTTCCTTGTCTTGGCGGTCTTGCTTGTCGCAACTTTAATCTGCGGCGTCATTAGGCCAATGTCTTGGCCTTTCTCCTTGACCGGTTTCCAACCCGGCCAGAATTTGGAGCAAATCGATTCGACGTCTTCGTTGAGTCTGTCGGTTATCTCTCTGGCGTCATCCCTGCTCATGCCCGTCGCAACCTTTGGTCAACGACCATGCGCATGATCTTGCGCGGCTCTATACCCACCTCGCCGGCAATCTGCGATATCCACCGGCCCGCCCTGAACAGTACCGATACCCGGTCGCACAATGCGCTTTCCCCTAACGTCGGCGCCGGCGCTGGTTCCGGCTCTTCTGGCGGCAGGACGCCCGTTTCCAGAAAGTCTCTGCCCCGCGATACCCGGCTCTTGATTGTTCCGACGGCAACGCCGATCAGATCGGCGGCCCGTTCGTAGTCGTTGCCAAGGATGGCCACCAACTCGATCGCCCGCCGCTGTTCCGTCGGGAGAAGCCGCATGCGTCGCTGTGTGATCTTGAGATCGACTGCGAAAGGTTGACTCGCTTGCACCGACAGATTCTTGGCGAGCATGTCGTCGGGGTCTTCGACCAATCTCGCCGACTTTCTCGCCTGGCTGATGTGTTCATTGCGAAGGATCGTGAAGAGCCACGCCTTCAGGTTCGTACCATCATTGAATTGTTCCCACTTCTCCATTGCCTTGACGACGGCCTCCTGCACCAGGTCGTCCGCCCTCGCCGGATCGCGCGAAAGACTTATCGCAAAGCGCCGCAGTGCGGCGTAGGACGCCATGACATCCCGATCAAATGCGGCCGGACGCCCTGTCATGCGCCGATCTCGTCATCGAGATAATCGAACAATCTGACAGCCAGTTCGGTGTGCGTCTGCCTCTTGTTCTTCCGAGCTAGGACGCTCGCCTGATCTAACTCCGGACCGTACTCGAATTGCCCCATGACTGAGATCAGCCGGTACTCAGGTTTGCACCACGACTTCTCGGCATCGAGCACATGGCAGAGCGCCTTGATGATCGGCGCCTTCACATGCCCGACGTTTCCATCCGGCTTTGACCTCGTGATTGCGCGCAGCGCAAGGCAGAGGTGATCCGCGCCATAGGTCTTCATGCATTCCTGAAGCGACCGGATGGCGATGGTGTCGCCGAGCTTCATGTTCTTGGATGGGACCGGGTATCGCAGGATGTTGACGTGTGCCTTTGCGCACGCATCGCGAAGCGCTATCGCGTCGGGTTTGTTTCCGGCGAGCTCCGCCGCGAATATCGACAGCGGGTGGATGGCGGTCACGGCGCCGTTGATCGCGGCAAAGGCTTCCGCCTGCTTCTTGGGGTCAGCCTCGATGATGATGCACGGCACTTCGTCGATCGAGCGCAGAGCGGCAGCTATAACCCGATGCTGGCCGTCGACGATCGCAAACAATCCACCATCGATGTTCGCGACCACTACGACCCCGAACAGGGCCCAGTCAAACCCCTTCGCTATCTTGAGGACATTCTTGGCGCCGCCCTCGAAGATCTCGCGCTGATAGGCCGGGTCGATCCGCAGCGCGGAGATGGGAAGCCAGCAGAGCCCGGGCTTGATGCCGAGCGACGTCGTCAATGGTCGGCCGAACGCGGCCGCGAACGGCGTCGGGTCGATCGTCCTCACTTCGGAATTCATTTCGTCCCTCTCGGCCGGCCGACCGGCTTTCCCGTCGGCTTCCACTTTTTCAGGCTATATTCCGACAGCCTCTCGGCGCCGGTCTGTTCCGCATGCCGCGCCAGTGAATAGAGGATGGTTGCGGGGTTCTTGTCGAACCACTTGCCGATCTGCGGCGACGACAGCGACGGCTTGTGGACCTTGATTTTGTAGATCGCCTCCCGGCGCGCCAGGCAGGCATTGTCGTTGCGAAAATCCATGAGGATGTTGTTCGCGACGACACCATGAGCAGCGGCGACATCCGCGATGATCTCGCGCGCCCAGACTGGGATCCGCCGCGCCGACATGATATCGGACTCGAACAGTTTCTTCCTTGCCCTCACGGCGATCATGCCGACCTCTTCTGCAAGAACTGCTGAGCCAGAAGCTTGATGCGGGACTCGTCCGTATAGACCGGCCCGAGCACTGCCCCCGGATCATTGATGCCGCGCTGCTGGTCTTTCTTGATGGCGTTGACAGACATGAGAACCGGGTCCGAGCCATAGTTCACATAGGGGAACACGACCGTGATTTCGTCGGCCTTCTGTCCCGGCCGATCTATGCGGCCGATCAACTGAGGATCGACAACCGCGTTCGACCAATCCATTTCACCAACGATCAAGGTCGAGCATCGCTTTTGCAGCCCATCCAGACCGGCGCCTGATCGAAGGGAAATGATCATCAGGTTCGTGTCACCGTTGATGAACGCGTTCTTCGTCCGATCCTTCTGCCTTGCCGACTCCGAGCCCGTGTAGAGCATCGGATTGAATTTCTTGAGCTGCTCAATCCATTGCGAATAAACGTCCCTGTGCCATCCTGCCAGGATGATCGGGATGCCTTTTTCGAGATACATCTGAGCCAGAATTGCGACGCTCTTGGCTTTTGCCAGTCCGGTCTGGAGGCGGGCGAATGCATCCAGTTCACGCGCGGCGAGACCGGCTTCCACAAAGGAGCCGTTCATAACCTTGATGGCGAGCTTCTTGGCGAGTTCGGCGGCGTTGTCGGCGATCTCTTCGTCAAAATCGACTTCGATTGGAATGCGGTTGATCGGCCGACCTTGGCGAAGACGCCGCAGGAAGACGCCGCTCTCCCGGAGATACGATCCAAGCGCGTCAGGATCCTCCACCCGCCATTTGCCTCCAGATGCCATGACGCACCACTCGCGGACGAAGTCCTCCCATGGGCCGAGAACTTCCGGGTCGATGACGCTAAGGATATTCCACATTTCCGAGCCAAGATTGTAGACCGGTGAAGCGCTCAACCCGAGCCGGAGAGCGGCGTTCTGCGCCAGCACCAAAGCTGCCTTGCCCTTCTCCGCCTCAGTGCCGCGGCGAAGTTCCTGAATCTCATCGAAGACCACGGCCTTGAACATGCCGGTAGCGAATATGTCGGTCCAACCGGCGATGTTAGAATAGCGGAAAATGTATAGGTTCGCCGGCGGCAGGCTGTATGGCTTGGTCCCCTGGATGACGTGCGCGTTCATGTAAGTGAAGGGCTTTATGAATTCATTCACCCATTGACTTGGAAGGTGCGCCTGCACGACGATTGCCGCCGGCAGATATTGCGAGCCGGCCAGGCCGTCCAGTGCGGCTATGGTTTTTCCGAGACCGACGTCATCGCCGAGCAGCAAGCCCTTCCTGCGATGCCACATCTCGCTGGCTTGTTTCTGATAGTGGTAGGCCTCTTTCCCGGGCCGAAAGCCGTGGCGCGCCGGCGGCTGCCAGTCAGGGAGCATGATGGCTTCCGATGCAGCGCGATCATCATCGAAGAGAAGCTTGGTAGCCTCAAGCGCCTGCCGATCTTGAGCCGACATGACGAACGGAAAACGCTGTTGCATCCACAGGAGATCGGCGGCCATTTCCAAAGTGGCCGGCAGATCGAAGACCTTCGTCTGGGTCTTCGGTATCCGGGGAAACATGTTCTTCAGCCGGATCGCCACATGCGGCGGGATATCGCTCAACACCCAGCGGTTGCCCTGCAGCGCTAGTTTGCCGTAGGTGGGCGCCGTCATACCGCCACCAAATTGCGCCGGCGCTTGCTGGTGAGGATCACCCGCAGATCCTCAAGCGCCTTGGCCTCTATCTGCCGGATGCGCTCTTTCGATATCCCATGTTTGCGACCGAGTTCTTCCAGCGTCTCCGGCTCATCGAGCATGAGCCTCGCCTTGATGATCGCGGCTGATCGTGGCGACAGCTTCTTCAGCGCTTGCCGGATGATCCTTCTCTGCCGCTCGCCGTCGATGGTCGCTTCCACGATTGCATCCGGTAGATCACCGCCGTCGACAAGTCGGTCGGTCCAGGACTCGCCGTCTTCGAAGACCGGGGCATCCATGGACGTGTCAGAGGCTCGCCGGCCAGCAAAGAACGCCATCTTGTTCTTGCTCGAAGTCGAACCTCGGACCACCGAGAAGTTGGCGATCACGTACTCCTGCAGGGCGGAGATCACATACCAGCGCGCGAAGGTCGAAAAGCGGTTGCCGAGTTCCGGGTCGAAGCGTTTCAGGGCATTGAACAGCCCAAGCGACCCTTCCTGTATCATGTCGTCCATTGGCAGATTGAACTTCTGGAACTTCCACGCACGGCTCACCACCATCGGACGATGCGCGGCGATGATCTGCCGCATCGCCGCCACGTCCCGGTGATCGCGCCAGCGGACGGCCAGCGCGTATTCATGCTCGCGGGTGAGGAATTCAGGCGCCATTGATGATTACGCGACCACCGGCCCACTCCAGCGGAGCACGCAACCATTCACGCCCGGCGCCGGAACGCAGTGAACGACTCCGACAGAGTCGGTCACGCGATGGGTTTCACCGCCGGGGCGGAATTGAACAGTCTTGGGACTCTCAATGCGGTACACGCGGCCGCCGAAGTCATATTCGCGCCAGTCTTCAACTCCCGCGACGTCCAGTTTCAATAAATCAGCCATTTTGATCTCCTTGGTTATCGTTCAGGATGCCAACCCAAACATGTCGTGCTGCATGCCGCGCGCTTTCTCCGGCGGAGGCATGCCTTCTGGCAGAAGTTGCAATGCGAGTAGTCCGCCCTTGGTCTCGCCGCACTCGGCAAAGCCGGCCTTGCGGAAGGTCCAGCCAAAGACCTCTTGGCCGCGGACGATTATCGGTCGGACCTTCTTTCGATCGATGAAGGTGACCATTCCCAAATCGGGGGGGGTACCGTAGTGAGCCCGGGTCGCCGCGACAGCCTCAACGATCATGTCGGAGGCGCGGCCGGCGCCCTCATTGCGAAAGGCCGAGCAAATCCATGCGCCCGCCCATGCGTGCTTCACCCATTCGGCAAATGGCGCGCTGGTGACCCAGTAGGCCCGCCCAGTCTCTGTCAGCGCCTTGAACACGACACATGACCCAGTCGGCGCGAACTGCGGCGTGCCGGGTTTCTGCCGCGAATAATGCCTGTCGGCTATACGCGCCGAGAAGCGATCAGCACGATGGGAAAGCTGCCAGATCAACGAGCGCCGACCTTTTGCTTCCCCGTCTCCGTTTTCAGCATGCGCGCCATCATCCAGACCGATCCGAATGTGGTCGAGGCGACATAAACGGTGCCGCCGACGGCTATCTGCCACCAATTGCCGGTTTCGACGGCGTGCCAGACCGTCGACCAGATGAACAACTGCGCCACAAACCAGACGCCGTTGGAGGCGATCGCCCATTTGAAATGGTGACGGACGTCACCGCTGTTCCTTGATCGGGAGACCGCTGTGAAGGCCGCGTTCTGCACGATCGAGACGCCGGCCAAGCCGAGCATCGTAAGCCAGAAATTCATGTCAGTTCTCCGTTACTGGTTCTTCTTCGGGTCCACAGTGGAGCCCGCATTCGACGTCGTATTCTTCGTCCGGCGAGTCATCGAAAAGATCGGGGGACCGATGCACCTCATTGATGAGATCGATGACCCTGTCACGCGAGGAGAAAAAGCCCTCCTGCTCGACCTCCTGCTCATGCCACCACAGCGGCGCCGCCGGCTGCTCACGGATGATGCGCTTGCGAAGCCCGCGTCCTTTCAGGAAGCAAAAATCGCAATTGCCCTCATAGTCGCGCAGGCCAAGGTCAAAACCCTGCGGCAGTGGGTGCGTGAGGTTCTTCGGATCTTTGTTGTCGCCGAGCCAGTAACTCATGACATCCGGCTTGCGCACCCGGGCTCGGGAGAGCGGGTAAGCGCATGTTCGGCCAGCCTTCTCGGCATTGGCCATACCCTTGATGATGCGATGGCCTTCGTCATAGCGCAGGCCTATCACCTCGCTGTAGTTCCCCGGCGCCCAGCCATATGTCTTGGCCAACGCGAACAGCGGCAGCAGTTTCAGATAGGTCGTGCACCACCGCTCCTGCCAATTCGGCAACCGTTGCTTTTTGGCGATGAGAGCTTTGAACGGCTCACCCTTGCGGGAAGCGCTGTTGTAGCCGACCTCCTCATACACACTGTCGCCCGGCCGCCACTCGAGCCAGTGGATCTTGACGCCGAAGCGGACGCTGCACTCATGGACGTAGCGAAGCGTCTCCTCGCGCTCCTTGCCGGTGTTTGCAAAAGCGACGACCACATCGTCCGGAAGTTTGCCCCCGTGCGCGCGGACGATCTGGTCCAGCATGTAGCCGCTGGTGCGGCCACCAGAGAATGAGACCAGCGCCGGACCGGTGATGAGATATGGATTCGTCATCTACAGCCACGCCTTTGCAAGATTGTGGAAATAGACCGGCTTTCCATTGATCTCCGGCGGGAAGCCCATCGCGACGTTGCTGACGAGGATTAGTTCCTTGATGCTGTCGTGCTGCGCGTATCGCTCCACCTGGTGGAAGATCGCGCGCTTGCCGCCCTTTATCTTGACCTCGATCCCGATCTCGCCACACATGAAGTCGATCACATCTTCCGGACTCAACCTGACCTCCCGCTCATGGGGAATGTCAGCGAGGGTGAACTCGTCCGAGATTGCCGCCTGCAACCGCTTTTCGTCAGAGAGCGGCAAGCGGATGCCAGCGAGCAGGCCAATGATCTGCTGCACGGTCGTCATGCTGCGACCTTCCTTAGATCAGCCGGACAGTTCGCCTCGAAATTGGCCAAGGAAAACCCGGCCGGCGTCGCACTCCTCTGGTCCGCGCGATCATCGCTTGGCGGCAACAGATGCATCTTCGAACCGTCGATCGGATCCACCGGCTTCTTCGGCGGCATGACGAACCCGTTGAACGTCCACAAACCAGTCTTCTTGGTGTAGGCGTCAGTCGATGGATCGGCGAGATAGCCGGCATACTGGAATGGCTCGAACCAATAGTGCGGCTTGCCGATATGCGGAATGTTGGACAGAACACCTATCGGGTTCTCAACGAATCCGGGAGCACCAGACCATGCTACGGCTTGGCAGGACGCCTCGAAGGTCTCCAGCGCATCACGGAGCATGGCGCCTCGCTTCTTCTCGAAATCCCGAGCGCCGCTGACGGCAACGTGCGTGCACGGCGGGAAGGCGCCGACAAAGACTATCCTTCGCCGCGGGGGGGGGCGCCATGTCCGGACATCACCCCAGACGAAATGGATATTGTTCTTTATGCGGTCTTTGCGGATCGAATGCTCAACGTCAACGCACCAGCATTCAATGCCGGCCGCAGCCCACGGCCGAGCCGCGATGCCGGACTTGTCGCAGAGGAAGATGGCGACTGGGGTCACTTCTTGCCTTTCCAACTCTTCGACCTGTCCGGGGCACTCCGCATGATGACGTAGCGGTCAAGATGCAGTTCAGCCGCAGTGAGGATGTTCAAGCCTCGTCGTTTAAACATGATCGTCATCTCTTCCGCTCCCTTCTGCACCTTGAGTCCTTCAATCAGTTCCCCGAGAAACTTCCTCACATAGTCGATCGTGAAATCTGTCTCTTCGATCCCGACGCCCCATTCCCGGTAGACGTCGAGCCAGCGTTTCGCCGCCCAGATCTTGGTGGCCTCTTCCCGCGTCATGTGGACGATCACCTTGAATGACCGTCCGTCTTCCCTCTCTTTGTTCCGGGTGATGATGCCGCGCAGAAAGTCCCGCGAATCCTCCGGTGAGATATCAGGCAAGTTCACCGCGCCTGGTCTGTCGGGATGTCATCGTCCCCGGTTCACGCCGCCGAGGCATGCCGTCGTACATCTTCTTGTGGCAATGCCAGCAATATGGAGACCCCGACTTCACCGGCTTGCCGCAGAAGAAATATACCGCCGTGTCCGGCCTCTTGTCGTCATTCCATGTCGGCGCCCTGCACTGACCGCTCTTCACGTCTTCCAGATGCACCCGGTAGTGCAGGTCGGGGAACTCGTAGACCGGCTCCGCATCGATGATCGCCGGCTTCCTGATTGCCAAAGCCGCAGTGAGCGGTGCCGGCGCCCGGGGCGGCTTCGCTGGCACCTCTTTCTTCGCCACCGGCGCGGCTTTGTGTTTCTCCGGTCGGCTTTTAAAAAGCGCGTCCGCCTTCATCTTGGCGACTGATGCTGGAGTGGCGACAAGCTTGATCCCTGAACGGTAACTGAGCCCGATGATCATATTCCGGTTGCACTTGCCGCCAATGGCCTCTGCAATCTGAGTGGAGCTCATCTTCTCCGCCACTCCATCGCGGATCGCCTGTATCCGCTCCTCCCTGCTCATCCTCTCCCACATCAAGCGTTGGCCTTGAAAAGCTTCTCGGCTTCCTTGATCTGCAACTGCGCCCTGGTGAGCGGCTTCTCGGCGAAGAGATCGTTCGCCCGCCGATGGCTGTATGGGTTGAGATGCCGATCCAGCCACCAGCACACGCCCACGCCTTCGGCTGCGTCAACGCTGGTGATCTCAATGCCGAGTTTCCGGCACATCTTCACCGCCTCAGACTTGGCGTCAGGCGGGCGACCGTTGCCCAAGAAAGCTAGACGCCATGTGGCCTGGTTGACGAACATGACCGGGATATTCAACTGTGCACACACCCGGCAGGCGATCGCCTCAAGGCCATGAAGCTTGAAAATTGTCTTGAGGCTGATGCCGCCTTTCTTTTCATAGGTGACCGACTTCCCAGCCCAGTTTGAATTAGTGTCGACGACTGCCTTCTTTCGACCAGCGAAGTCCGTGCGAAGTGGCTCCTCTATTGCAAGAGATTCAATTCGATTGGTGACCAGCCAGATGCGAACGACACGATCAAACCAGTCGAACACCTTGCCGAGCTCGTTTGCATCCAGCGCCAGCTTTTCATCGGCGCCGTCCAAGATGCTCTTTTTCTTCTTCGCGCCGCTATAAACGAACGTCTCCGCTGTGAAGACGCCGTCCTTCAGAAACGCAGCGCCAGTGGTGGTCGCTATGTCCAACCCGCCGATGACCATATTTCACTCTTCAATGTGTGGACGCGGGACGGATCAAGTCCGCCCCGCCAAGGGGCTTCAAAGCGTCTCGGCTGGTTCGCGGTCTGAGATGTCCACGTCATCCGGCCACGGCTCGCCGCCTTCGTCGTCGTCCGAGACATCAGAAGACGCCGTCGATCCGCCATCGGAAGCCTGATCAAACTCATCGGCGAGACCAGTGACCTCGGCGCCCTCCTTACGAAGGAGTTCGGCCTCCGGAGGCTTCTGACGGATGCCCGCAGCGTTGATAGCCTGACCTGCGTGCCAGCCCTCGACGTACTTGTTGTAAGCCTCGGTGCCGGACGCGTGGGACGTGGCGAGCGTCTTGCCCGACATGCCATCACGCTTGCCATCATCGAAGGCCCGGTCCTCGACCGGCCGACGGTCTTGGTCGAAAAGCGCACCCTGAGTGCCGATGGCCAAGCCGGCCCAGCGAGCGACCATCGCTTGCCGTTCCATGTCCGCCTTGATCCTTGCTTCGCCTTCCGGCGTTTCGAGATCCAGCAGGAGTTTGATGTTGGCGAGACCGGTTGCGCCGAGATCCGACTTGATGATCTTGTCGAAGTTCATCCGGTCGGCTTTGGTCTTCTTTTCGGCCTCAAGCAGCTTGGCGCGCTTCGCGGCGTGCTGGCGCGTCAGGCCCTGAAGCTGGTCATCGCTAAGCTGTTCGGCTGATCTATTGTGTCCGGGACCAGCTGCGCCGCCGACGACGGACAATTTTGGCTTGTTCTTGGATCCGGCTGGACGCGCCATGTCAGAGCCTCGCCTTCAGATCGGCGCCCGGCTTGAATGTGATTTTCTTCCCGGCTGCGATCTGGACCGTATCCCCAGTCCTTGGATTGCGGCCTTGGCGCGCCGCCGTCGCCTTGACGCCGAACACGCCGAGCCCGGCGATCTGCACCTTGATGCCGGCAATCAGACTGCCAGCGATCGCGTCGATCGTGGCATTCACTGCCGCGGCAGCATCTGCTTTCGTCATACCGGTCTCACCGGCAACGATGGCGGCGATTTCGTTTTTCGTGGTCATGCTTCTTCCTTCGAATGAGCCGCGTCTGCGGCGGTTGTCGCCGGGATTCCGGCATCAAGCAGGCCGACCTGGTTTCCCCAGGCCGTCCATTTTTTCCTAGAGCTTCTTGAAAAAAGCTCGACATACGGCCCATCGAACATCGTCTCGATGCGGTCGTACTGTTCGTCGGGTTTTTGGCTGTGCAGGCGCCGCGGCTGACGGATGGCGTCGAGCGGCATCGCCTCGATGAAGTCGCGCACGCTGCGCACGCCGGCAGGGATCACCGCGTCGCCGAGCATGTCGCTCTCGATCGGCTGCCTCAGTTGAGGGTTGCCGCGCGTGCACAAAATGCACGGTTCGACATTTTTTCGTGTGCCATATCCCCCACCAAATGCATACTTGCCGGACTTCGGATTGTATTTCAGCCATTCCCAGGCAAGGCCGGCGAAGTTCAGCCCCAACGCTGGGACGACCTCATGCCAGCGCATAGCCAGCGGCCAGGTCATCCAAAGGAACACAGCGGCGTCGTCAGCGAGTAGCGCGGTCAGTGGGATTTGGCAGATGTCCTCGATCGACATCGTGTCGTAGTGGCGCTGCGGGCCCTTGCCCTGCCCCTTCTCGGAGAAGTGCTCGAAGTCCCACGGGATATCGAGAAGCGCGACCTTGAAGCCGCCGGCCGGCCGCAGGGCCGCGAACTCCTTCGTCATTTGAGAGAAGTCAATATTGCTCATGGCGGCGTCACCGAGCGACCGAACGAAACTTTGGCGGCGTGTCCCGAATGTCCGTTTAGAAATGCCAGCACGGCGCTGGCCCGGTCTGGACTCCCATCCATTTTTGCGCCGGAAGCTTCGGGGCTTGGTGTGCTCAGGTGGCCGCCGGCACCTGCCGAAAGGCGCGGACCGGGTGTATTCTGTTTGAATGATGCACAGGGCAAGATGGGCCTCACCTGTCCTGCTTGGCGAGATCGTCCACTTCGACACAGCGGCCGATGTAGTTCGCCTCGGGGAAGAACTCGGTGACTTCCATCTTGATCACCTCGTTGCACTTCGCGACGGACTGGACGCAGCGTGTCTCTAGCGAGAACGCGTTGTCCATCAGGGCGAGGATCATCAGAACCTGGCACATCAGATCTGCTGCTCGTAGGTTGGCGCCGGCGCGGCTGCAGGCTTGTCGGGGAGTGCCTTCGGCTGAGGGAGCGCCCAGAACTGCTGATCGTGCGTGTCCCATGAGAACTCGAACAACCCAGCAATCCCGCCCTTGCCCTTCTTCCCCTGGTCGGGCTGGCCGCCCTCGCCGGAGTTTCCCTCTTCCGACTCCCACGGCCACTTGAACGGCTTTACTGTGATGCCAGCCTGACCGCCCTCGCCTTTCTCATCCATGGCCTTCTGAAGCTCGTCAGCCGTCTTTGTGCTCCACGGCAGTTTGTAATAGCGTGGCTGCTGCTCGCCGCGGTCGACGAAGATGTAGATGCCGTCCTCGATCAGCATCTTCGCCGCAAGGATCTGATGATCGCCAGCGGAGAGCGTCACGCCATCGACGAGCGGAACCGGCCAGCCGAGACTGAAGCCGAGGGAGACGCCAGCAATTGGGCTTGCCAGTAAGAATGCGAGGACGGCCAGGCCACGAGCTCGCGAGAAACCGCGGGCCCATATGGCGAGCGAGGCGGCGATGCCGAGAATGACGGTGATCGCCAACCAAACGGTGATGGGGTAGTTCATGTCACATGTCTCCAAGTTTTGTTCCTGACGATCCCGGCTATGAGAGAATGTGACACCCCATACTTCGATGCCAGCGCGCGACAATCACTCCCCTTGACACGAGGAACGTATTCTCGCCTGATCGCCGAAATGTCTTCTTCGGTAAGTTTGGATTGGCCGTTCTTTATTCCGCGAATGTCGGTCCCATGTGCGATCCGGTCTGCCTGGTTCGACTCTGGCGTATCCCACCGTAGATTGTCCAAGCGGTTGTTGTCTGGGTTGCCGTCGTTGTGACAGCCCTCAAGTCCATCCGGGCGCGGGCCAACGAACGCCTCAAGAACCAAAAGATGAACATAACAAATCTTCATCATAGCAACCTCTGGGTAGAGGCTGACGATGTGATGCTCCCTAGCAAGGGCGTGACGAAGGATGCCGCCGCGAACACCCCGGACGCGGCCCAAGTTGGACACCTCGTGTCGCGGGGCGAAGCTGACAGTTCTCCAAATTTCCACGGTCACTTCTTCGCACTCCGAAGCGGCTTAAAGACGGAATTCATGGAGCCGGGAACGATCTCGCCCTTGTCGGTCAGTTTGAACCGGATGGCAGTTCGCTCTTGACCGTCAGTCACCAGTTTCACCGTCGTGTTGACGAGCGGCTTGAGCGACGACTTACCTGGTTCGCCGCTATTGATCTCGACGACGACCTTCACCTCCTGCGGCAACTGCGGACATCTGAAGCAGTGAACATTTATGGTGTAATCGCCGCCGACAACGCCGCGCGTAAAAGAGTCCTCATAGTTCAGATCACCGGCGTCCGGCTGCGCGCCGAGATCATCACGCAGGAGATTCCAGAGAAGCCCACCTTTGTTGCTGTAGCCCACGGGAACCAACTCCCCCGGCCCGTCGACCCAAAGATCGACATCGGTGTCACCCTGCGGCCAGACCGCGTGGACGATCATATTTCCTGGCGGCTCGGCGGCCGCCTGCTCCACGGCTTTCTTCACCTGGATCAGGAGAGCCACGATGCCAATGATCATGACCAGGCCGAGAATGGTGTTCAGCAGGACGTCACGATAGGCGACGCTGTTGATCTCGCTGTCGTAGTCGATCTCGGGCTCGTTCATTTGATGTACATCCGACCCTTGAGTGCGTCGGCGTCAATGTGCAGAAGCGCGGTCGCGGTTCGCAGAATGTGCCCATTGACGGCCAGCCAGAGGCCGAGACCTGTGCCGATCAGCGTTGTGTAGAACGCGACCTTCATGCCGTCGATCATCTGCGAGATCGCATGCATGGCCGCATCGCTCCCGCCGGAAAGGTTGAGCCCCTCGACCGCCTGGGCAAACCCGGTGATGTTGCCTATCAGTCCTAGCGTGACCAGCCAGACCGATACGGCCGCAACAAAGGTGTTCTTGATCTTGAACTTCCGGACATCAACCCAGTTGCCGAGCTTGACCTCGTTTAGGGCTGCCGACGTCTTCCTGACGCGCTGGACAAAGCCAACCATGGCCACCAGGAAGACAACAACCATGCCGTAGCCGATGCCTGTCGTCTCATTGGCGAAGAGAACCTGAACATGACCCTGCATGAAAGCCCAGCTCAGTCCGGCGACGATGCATGCGTTAAAAACGACAATCCTGTACCACAAGAGATTATTCAGCATGCACTTCCCCTTTTCAGTCCCGAGTTGTTGATGTTCAGTCCGCCGCAGTGTGCATCTCGATCGGCGCCGACGTCCGCGCGCTCGAGCCGAATGTGATCAGCAGGATGGTGAAGCAGGCGCCAAAGAAGGCGGCCAGCGCTATCGATCCCTTGAGGGAGACAATGGCCGTGCGCCTCCCGACTCTCATGATTCTCTTCCGCCCGGAACGGGTGCCGCCGGCTTGGTCAGGAACCAGTCAGTTCCGACCGCCAGGACGCACGAAGACCCGTCGGCGTTGACTCCCACCGTCGTCCATGTAGCGCCGCCGGCCGAAGCGAAGACCGCCATGAGAAGTTTCTCATTGATGAGGCCGCCACCGATTTGAACCTCGTGGAACTTCTCGGCGAGTGCCTTCTTCATGTCCGCCCAAGGCGCACAGGATGGCTGATCAGCGGCAAGCGCTGGAGACATTGTCAAAAACGCTGCGAGGAACAGGCATGCTTTCACGGCAAGTCTCCTAGAGGAATTGGTGCCGGGCACGGCCCCCGGCTGGCCAGTTAAGTTGGATTGTCGCCGTTAGGCGACGATCAGGACTTCGACCCCTTAAGCCAACCCTCGATCGTCTCCATCTTCCACAACGTGAAGATGAGGCTGGCGACGAAGAGGCTCGAGAACAGATCCATGAGCGTGCTGAAAATTACGAATTGCAGCACGATCAGGACCAGTTGGATGACGAGAACGGCGCCGAGCGCCTTCTCCTTGAGCCAGGCGAGCATATCGATCAGGCGGCGAGTTTGTCGTAGTTGACGTTGCAGATCGACGCTATGTCCTTCATGACAGCGACTTCGGCCGGCGAGATGCCGCCTTCATCGGCGACATCAAGGCTGGCAAGAACGATTGCCTGGCCGAGCGAGCCTGTCTTGTCGCGGGCGATGACCTCGCGGATTTCGTTCTTCAGTTCGGCCTTGCCAGATCGCGTTGTCGTTTTGCCTTGCATCTTGCCGAAGACCGATTCGATCTGGGTGGAATCGAAGCCGGCGGCGATGGCTGAGTTCGAGCGAATGACGGTCAGCGTCTTCTCGTATTCCTTGTCGTCGATACCGCCTTCGGCCGCCGCGGTGAGCGCGCACGCGGCGCACATGCCTTCAAGAAAATCCTTGTTCCCAGAGAACTGGTTCATGGCTTCCTTGGCTTTGCCCTTGAACAAACTTCCGAACAATGTCGTCTCCATATTTTGGTTGAGGTTTGGTCGTTCTACTTATCCTGGCGTGGTGGGCCAGAATTCCTTCAGGCGAAGCGCTCAGCCATCTTGCGACGGCGATCGGCTTCAGCCTTCTGTTGGGCGTTGATCTTTTCGTTGGTCGCCTGGCGAAGGGCGCGTTTGCGCTCGCCGCGCGTCATCGTCTCTTCATCATCGACGGCGACAGGCACCATCTTGCGCGAGCTTACAGCCTTCCGGCGCGGCCGTTTACCTACGCGCTCGGCATGCCGCAGGATGGCGGCGAGAGCGCCACCTTCGAAGATCGTCTTGCTGCGCTCCTCGCGGATAGCGCGACGGCGTTCACCGCGCAGGAGAGTGGCGCCTGGTGAATTGGTTGGCTGCACTGGCTGGAATGACCGCTCCCTGCCAGCCCTAGCCGCGCGCCTGAGTTCTGCGGCAGTCATATAGAGAAGGTCCAACTCGGTCTTTTTGCCAAATCTAGCGCGCGGTGGCGTTCTGGTCGCAGTAAACATCACTTATGCCCTTTCACTGCCGCCGCGACATCTGCCGCCGGCTGAATTCCTGTATCTTCCTATGGATGTCGGACCCCTGCTCTGTTGGCAGTTCCGGTGCGATCCATTCAGCCAACGAGTTCCCGCAGTTTTGAAACCAGTTCGCCACCTTCAGTCTCCGCATGAGCGGAAATAAACGCCGCCAGTCGAGCAGCCCTTTTGATTGAGGCATCAAATTCCCCCCGAGCAGCTTCTAAGGCTGCCTGTTCGAGATCCAGCATTTCGTAATTGTCGATCCGTCGCGCCTGTTTCTTCCAGATCGTCTGGACGCGCCGCTCAGTCCACTGCCGCGGTCGATCGCGCAGAACGTCGATCGGCAGCCTGCGTTCGATTCGCTTGACAGCTTCGAAAGCGGCTCCAATGCAGCTCTTTGCGTTTCTGCCCTGGCGAACCTGCCAGGTGTTTTGGACGAGGCTGCTCGCAGTTGCCACATCAGACATTGCGGAAGCCTTGCCCGAAAAGGGCACGCGCATGTTCATTTCCTCCGATACGTTGAACACCATCGAAGAACGGCCCACCCCATAACCCCGGGCCGCTGGGAAAAAGGAAGAACGAAAATGCTCTCGAGACCAGAACAAGGAATTGCTTGCAGGCTGATACTTGTCCGAGATGGAGAGCAGACAAATTCATGGGCGGATCGCCGCCCCAACTGGTTGATGAAGGCCGAAGGAAATCGCAACAGCGATCGCCAGCCGGCCAACCGAGTAGAAAGCGCGCGAGCCAACGCATGCCGCGCCGGAATTGTCGGATCCGCGATTCTCGCTCACCGCAGAGAATGAATCCGAACGCAGAAGACCAGAGGTAGCCGTCACCGCGCCAGCGGGGCGGCAAATGCCGTTCATGGCGAAGGCGTTGGTCATTCTGCGACCGCAAGCTCAGGGCACAGCGCATCGGCCGTGCCGGCGTCAGCCGCATCTGAAAGAACCTGGAGAGAAATGAGCACAGCGCCTTTCGGCGGATTGCCGACGCGCTCCATGTTGGAAACCGTCGACTGATGAACACCCAAGAAACGGGCCAGTCGGCCCTGGTTCCACTTAAGGCGCTTTCGCAGCGCCTTCATGTCGAGAGGTGAATTCGTTTCGCTCATAATCCGTAATATGCATATCACATATTCACAGTCAAGAGGCGAAACGCATATCGTTAGCAAGTAAGATGTATTTTATGAAAAAGTTTGATGACCGACCCGACAGATCTCAACGCCTGCAGCAGGCGAGGATCGCCCGCGGCTTCAAGACCGCAAAGGCCGCCGCCGAATTTTTCGGCTGGAAGGTGCCGACCTACAATCAACACGAGACCGGGCGAACCGGCTATCAGAACTGGCTGACTGACTACGCTAGGGCCTTCAAGGTGGATGAGTCATGGCTTTGGAGTAACGTCGGCCGCGGACCCGGGGGTGGTCCTGACCTTTCGATACCTGATCACACAAAAGAAAAACTGAAACTTCTCGAGCCGGACGACCTGATCGAAGTCTTTGATTATCTCGATGGCATTGTTGACAGGGCAGTCCAAAGAAGCCGAAAGTGATCACGTAAATAAATCGAGGGGAAACAAAGGGGGTAAGCTTAAAATGGGTGTGGCGCTCGGTGCTGGCCTGTGGTCGGATTCTGGGATGACTGAAGTATCAGAAACCCAACAATTCCAGTCATGTGAGGCATTTGTTTCCATGGAGGGGGATGTGGCCGATTTTAAAGCAAAATATGAAGGTAAAGAAAATATTACGGTGTCGGTGCCTTTTTCGCTAATGGGGATGCTATACCATGAGGTGCGCTACGCCGCGCAGCTTATGATTTACCGGCAAAGGATGAGGGTGGATAAGGGCGTGGAAAAGATGCTTGAGCTATGCGCGACGGCACTCAGACCTTCGACCACGGAAGTCATACTGGACAAGGAAACCCGCGACCGCGTGGTAATATACCAATTCGCCGAGCACTCTCCTTTCTGCGTGCGGATGTCGCCAGATGAGGTGGAAAGCTTCGTGATCAAGCTGAAATCTGTGGATAAGTCAGCCGCTCACTGAAAAGATATTCGCCACCAGACCTCGGAGACGAAGGTGCTCGCGCCTTCTTTCATTTCCTTGAGGCAATCTTTCTTACTACCCTTATGTTTTCGTTCTGCAAACAGGTTCAGCCGGCTATCCTCCAAAGACCCCCTAACCCCATAGCCTTAGCTACGGAGCTCGGGGGTCTTGGAAAACTCTGCAACTCAGGACGAGCCGACTAGAGCCCCCAGATTTACCTTGCGGCAAATCAAGCCCTGCAAATCCCGGTGGCGCCGCAGGATGATCTAACCCCGCGCCCGCAGCTTATCCGGCCAGGGATTGCACCTGGTCGCTGCGATGATGCCCTCGTTTCATGATTGTAATACCAAGTGAGTTCGGCTACACCGAATCACTGGATTTTGGCCACGAACCGAATTCATCCAGTCTTTGGCCCCCTTGGGATCTCCCATCGGGGCCTTTCTTTTTGGCCTTCTCGCCTGAGCGGAACAGCCAACATTTTCGATTTTTATAAATTCTTGCACGCTCAACATGCCGAGCGTTCTGCATATCGTCAACCAGAAAATATGGATTTACCATTTTTCCTGTTGACTGAATTTATGTGATATGCATATTAGAGGGCATTGAAAGCCCATTAAATCGGAATCGACTCTCACTCCGGAGGTGCCCTCGTGACGAAGATCTGACCACCCGAATTCGGCACATCGTCAACGGGCTGGCGCGAATGCCAGCCCCTCCCACAAAGGAGGACAGCGTGATCACCTCAATCAACATGTCATGCCCCTTCTGCCGTTCCTTGGACCTCGCCGTGCGAAACTTCGGAACCGGAAAAACCAGACAGTTCCACGTCAACTGCCACAACTGCGGCGCTGACGGTCCTCTTGCTGATGGCACTACCGAAGCCTGGGCGCTTTGGAATGAACGGCCGAACGAACCCCAACGGGGCGACGGCACACCACCTCATCACTCAAACTAGCGCCGTCGGCGCCTCGCACAAAGGGGACCATCATGTCGAAGCCCTTCTATTCCTATCGCGAGCACATCCTTCCCGCCCGTGAGCAACTGGCGAAGCGGTTCCCTGCAGCTTTCATGCGCAAGGGCGAGCCGGAGAAGAAACCTCTCAAAATCGGAATCGCCAAGGAAGTCCTGGCGCTGGTCAAGGATATTCCGCGGAAGGTCGTCAAGCGGGCGATCAGCGATTACTGCTCCGGCCCGAAATACACCAAGGCCATGGTCACCGGCGCCGTCCGCGTCGATCTGGACGGAAAGCCGGCCGGCAATGTGTCGGCCGCTTCCGAGGCCTATGCACGAGCTCGTGAGGCCGAACGCCAGAAGCAATACCACCAGCGGCATGCGAGCCGGCAGATCGTCACCGAGGAAGCTCGGCCGTGAACAAGACGCTCGCCGCCCTCAATGACGAACTTGCCGAGGCGAAGAAGGCCTACGAGCACTGCAGCTTTCACGACAATTACCAGCGCCTGCGTGCATGCCAGGGCGAATGCCAGGTCGAGATCGATCGGTTGAATACGGCGATCGCGGAGGCGGAAAAGCATGCCGACGCGTGAACAATTTACCACCGAAGAAGAATTCGTCGCTGCTCTGCGCGACTGGTTCGCTGGTCAAGCGCTGGCCGGACTGTTGGCCTCATGGAGCCTGACAGACGACATTCGGTTTGTTCGGATGAGCAACGTCGACCGAATGAAAATGTTCGCCTTCAATTCGTACATGCAGGCCGACGCCATGCTCGCCGAAAGGCAGAAGCCATGATGTGGCGGGTCACATTGTATTCCCTCTGCGTCCCGCCGTCGCCGCAACTGTATCGCGACTTCGAAACAGAAGCGGAGGCCGAGCGCTGGAAAACATGGAGCGCCTGCCTTCCTTGCCATGCAAGATTGAGGCGGCAATCATGAGCCACAATCCCCTCGCCCAATATCCGATCGTCCAGTTGCGAGCCTGGGCCGAAGCCAACATCATCTCCACCAAGAAATATGTCGACGAGATCGAGCGCCGCAAGAGCGTCGCGCAATACGAGATCTGCGGCGAGCTTTGCACCTGCACCGCCTTCTGCGATCGGGTGAACGACGAGATCCAGGCCAACGGTGGCGCGGACGGATTCTCGACCCTGACGGAAGCGGAACTGATCGACAGACTGAAGGCAAGTAGCGGGGTGGCGGCATGATCCGCTGCCTCGCTCGCGAAGACATGATGGCGCACGCCGCCGAGGCGGTCAGCTTTCACCATGGTGGCAATCGCTATGCCGCCCTCTTCCATATCCGCATCGCCATGGGACTGGCGTCACGACTGAAGGACGCCGCCGCCCGCAAAGTGCTGATGACCTATCAAAATCGCATGAGGAGGAAATCGGCGTGCGCGGATTGAACCAGCCATACCCGAAGCAGATCGGCCGCCGAGTCGTGCATGACGAGACTCAAAAGCAGGGCTTCGTGGTTGTCCAGCCGGGCAGCGACGCAACGCATGTCTATGTGCTCTTCGACGGCGCCGACGAGGCCATACCCTGCCATCCCGGCAGCCTTGAATATGTGGAGAAGGCAGCATGATCGACATCATTGTTGAAGGCGCCGCTGCGATCAATCTGGCGGTTCTTTCCGGCACGGTCAAGGCAAACGATACGTTCGCGCTCATCGCTGCGAAGTTATGTCCAGCTGTGCTTGCTCTCTGCCTCGGTGTGCACGCCTACGGTAAGCTCATGGGCTGGCCGGTATGATCGGCGCCGAAGCCAAGCGCCGCGTTCTAGCCGCCCTCGAAGAGATCGAGAAGTTCGACACGGACCGCGCGTTCATTCTCGCAGCGCGCCGCCGCTACTGCGATCTGACCCAACCCCACCTTGCTGTAGTCGAGCCGAAGCGTTGCGACGCTGGCGCCGGCATCGTGATGACGCACTCAAACATTCGGACCGGATACTGACATGCCCATCTCCTACCTGCGCATCAACAACTACATGCGCGTCGAGAACGTCGAGTTCAACCCAAAGGGTGGGCTGAATGAGATAACCGGGGCAAACGGCGCCGGCAAGACAAGCACGCTGAGTGCGCTCGCGACCATGGGCGGAAAGAAAGAGATCGCTTGGAAGCCTATCCGAGATGGCGCGGAAGAGGCGACGATTGAAATTCACGTTGACGGAATCGGCACGGCGCAGATACGGATCGTCCGCAAATTCTGGACCGACAAGAACGGCAGGCAGGCCGAGTCCCTGATCATTGAAAGCGCCGACGGGGCCAGGTTCCCATCCCCCCAGAATATGATGACCGGCTGGCTGGGCGCCTTTGCGTTCGACCCCCTTGCTTTCACCCGCATGGATGCAAAGGAACAAGCCGAGATCCTGAAAAGGTTCGTTCCCGATTTCGACTTCAACGCGATCGACAAGAAGAACCGCGAGGACTTCGAGACTAGGACCGACGTCAACCGGTCGGCGAAGGATCTGCGAGCTCGCGTCGGCGGCATCATCGTGCCAGCAGACACACCGGATGAACCGATCGATGAGTCCGCTCTCGTGGAGGAACTGCAAAGCGCCGGCGCGCACAACTCTGACATCGAAAAGCGCAAGGCAAACAGGCAGTCTCTTCAACGAGACATTGATCAGCGCGCAGATGGCGTCGGGCGCTCCCACGCAAAAATCGACGAACTAAAGCAGCAGATATCAGCCATCGAGGAGAGCATCACCGTCGATGAAGGCTGGATCTCGGAACAAAAAACTCGCTTGGCCAAGGCTGGTGCGTTGCCGACGCCCATCGACCAGTCGGCGATCACCGCCAAGATCAACGCGGCACGGACGATCAATGTCCACGTCACCCGAAAGATCGAACGCGCTGATCTGACCAAGAAGGCTGACGCCGCCGAAGCCGAGAGCATCGCCCTCACCGCCGCTATGGACGCCCGCAAAAAGGAGAAGGCGGAAGCCGTCCGGAAGGCCAAGATGCCGGTTGATGGGCTGGAATTCGGCGATGACATGGTGCTGTTCAATGGTCAGCCACTCGATCAGGCATCGCAGGCGGAGAAGATCCGGGTTTCTGTCGCGATCGCCGCGGCAATGAGCCCGAAACTGAAGGTCGCCATCATCAAGGACGGCAGCCTTCTCGACAAGAAGTCGTGGGCGCTGCTTGAGCAGTTCGCGATCGAGCATGACCTCCAGGTATTCGTCGAGACGGTTGATAGCACGCGGCCGACTGCGATTGTCATAGAAGATGGGTCCATTCGCCAGGAGCAAGCGCTGGAGGCCGCAGAATGACGTTCGTCTGCTTCAAGGGAGCGACTGCGTGGGAGGCCCAGGTCGGTCGCGTCTGGTTTCATCTTCGGTATAGACGCTTTTGGCGAACGTCCGGTGTTGGCTTCATCCGCGTCATCAAGAAGGATGCTGACGAGTGAGCATGAGTTCTGCCGCCATCATGGAACTGTTCGATAGTCAAACGCGGCGCGACAGGCGCAAGCGTGGGAAACTGGTGATCGAACAGAAGCCCATTCACCCACTCTTCAAAGATATAACTGGGCGGAAATTCAATCGGCTCACTGCTGCTTCGTATGCCGGTCGAATGGGATCGGATCATGCGTTTGTGTTTGCATGCGAATGCGGGAACGAAATCATCACTAAGGGCTATCTCGTCTCAACGGAAGTCACGCGTAGCTGCGGGTGTCTGCTTGTCGACAAAAACCGAGAAATCAGAACGACGCATGGTCTCTCCCATACTCGGGAATGGCGAATTTGGGCAGGCATGAAAAACAGGTGTCTAAACCCAAGGGTAAAGCGCTTTAGCGATTATGGCGGTCGCGGCATAAAGGTTTGCGACAGGTGGTTGCATGGAGATGGTGAGCGCGGTGGCTTCGAATGCTTCATCACCGATCTAGGTATGCGCCTCTCGTCAAAGCACTCTATCGAGCGCAAAGAAAATGACGGCAACTATGAGCCTGGCAATGTGGCCTGGGCTACCCGACCTGAGCAAGCGAAGAATACGCGTGTAGTTCGGCGGATAGAATTTCGCGGTGAGACCAAAACTAGCCACGAGTGGGCTTCAGCGGTCGGCATCTCCTCAAATGAGATTAATAAGCGCCTCCGCCGCGGTTGGTCGGTGGAGCGCGCACTAACGCAGCCTATGAGGGAACGGACATGACTGAGATACGTGAATACGTTCCTGGCACCAAGATCACCGAGTCTGGCGCATATAAAAATGTGCCTATGGAATTTTATCACGGTCAGCCGACGGACGGGCCATCGATCAGTTCCAGTGGATTGCGCACCATCTTCAATGAGAGCTTAGCCCACTACTGGGATAAGTCGCCGCTAAACCCTGACCGGCAGGAATTCCAGGACACCGAGGCCACCATCTTGGGCCGTGCAGCGCACTTTTTGCTGCTTGGAGAAGCCGACTTCTCCAACTTCTTCGTCATACGCCCTACTGAGGCGCCGGACGGTCGCGCTTGGAATGGGAACAACGCGACTTGCAAGCAGTGGCTGGCTGAGCGTGCGCTGGAAGGACTGACAGTCCTCAAGCCAGAGCAACTCGAGTACATCAAGGGCATGTCGAAGACGCTGGCCGCTGAGCCGCCGGTGCAGGGCGGCATCCTCAACGGCATGGTCGAGCTCTCGCTGTTCTGGCAGGATCCTGAAACTGGGATATGGCTGAAGAGCCGGCCGGATGCGGTTCCCAACGATTCCGATGCCGCTGATTTGAAATGCGTTTCGGACATCACCGACGATGGCATCTCGCGCGCTCTCGGGGAAAGAGGGTATCACCAACAGGCCGCCCTCGTGAACGAGGCCATGAGCGTCGTTCTGCGCCGACAGATGGAAAACTTCTATCTCGTCTACGTCGAACAGAAGCGTCCGCATTGCGTGCGCATCGACACCGTCGACCCGAAAGAGATCGACGCCGGCACCGCCGAGAACCATGCAGCGCTGCGCCTGTTTAGGAAGGCGCTGGACACCGGGTACTGGCCTGGCCCGAAGAACCTTTCTGGCGACGGCGGATTCGTGCGGCGCACGCCGTGGTCGAGAACACAGGCTGAGCGGCGCCTTGCCCTCATAGAGCAGGAGTTAGCAGCTTGAACGAGATTACCCGCCAGCCAGAGGGCGAGACGTACCGGCCTTCGGCCGCGATTGATCCTACCCGCTTGGAATACCTTTGGACGCTCACGGAGCGCATTGCATCATCGAGTCTGGTTCCGGAAAGCCTTCGCACTGAAGGGCCGGCAAACAAGAAGACCGATCTGCCTCGCGACGTAATTGTCGCCAACGTGTTTGCCGTTGTCGAACAAGCGGACCGCTGGAACATCTCACCATTTGCTTTGCTCGCCTGCGCCGCCATCGTCCACGGCCGGCTCGGGTTCGAAGGCAAGGTGATTGCGGCCGTCCTCGAATCGCTGTTCCACATCAAACTCCACCACTACTTCACCGGCGATCCGCGGAGCGAGCAGCACCACATCTATCTTTGCGACGAGCCCCTCCCAGATGACATCATCGCGGAACTGAAGCCAGGCTACCGCCACCCGCGCTTCAAGATCATGGATGGGTCGGTCGCTGAGTGGAAGACGACCGGTAACGGTTCACCTTGGCGGCCGGCCACCTATACCAAGATGCTGGTCTACCGCGGAAGTCGCGAATGGCCACGGGTCTACAAACCCGGTGCCATCATGGGCGTTCTTGGTGATGATGAACTCTATGAGATCGGCATGGAGCGCCAGGCACAGCTTGCGCGGGATATCACTCCATCGCTCAACGAGCGCTTCGGCGGCAGGCAATCGGCCGACGGCTTCAATCCCGACAACGTGAAGCAACTGACCAACTCCGGCCAGGTCGCCATGGAGACGATCGACCCGAAGACCGGAGAGATTCTGAAAACTGAGGTACAGCGCACAGCGGCGGTTACGGAAAAGACCACGTCGTCATCTGCGAAAGCGGCCTCAGCAAAGCCGGCATCTGACGATGCTGGCCGGAGCGGCGGAAACTCATCCCCGGTTGATGACAGCCGCTCCACCAATTCATCGCAGGGTTCCGATGACCGGAGCAAGAGCGATGACGGCGGGAAGAGCGAGGGCGCCATCCAGCGCCTTCCCGCCGAACTGTTCAAAAAGTACGCGTCGAGTCTCGCCCGCATGCAGACAGAGGCCAATGTCGACAAGGCCTCCGCCATGTTCTGGCAGGACAACGGCGGCGCACCGAAGGGCGGCGTCGACCGTGCGCTGGCCAAGTCGATCTATGACAAGCAGATGGCGCGCGCCAAGGGCGACACCGATGCCGACGGCCTGCTCGACGAAATCCATGCCGACATCGACACCTCATTTTCAGGATCATCTGACCTATGACCGCGCACGACACCTTCAACCCATCCGAGATGACCAACCCTCCAGTCGAGTCGCCACCTACGGTGCGGGTCGTCGATCTGGAAACACTGTTCTCCGAGCCCGAGCCGAACGGCATCGTGGAGATCGGATACACCGACGTCGTCGCGACCCGGACCGATTTGTTTGGCGAGCCGACGCAATGGGAGGTGCGACCAGGGAAGGGATACTTGGTCAATCCCCTGCAGCCCATTCCGGCCGAGACAATGGCGGTCCACCACATCATGGATTGCGACGTCGTCGGCGCGCCGGTGTGGCGCGAGGTTCACCCGCTGGTCTTCGATGTCGACGTCGTCGCCTACGCCGCCCATGGGGCTGAATTCGAGCGCAAATGGTTGAGCGAGGAGATCACCGGCAAGGCTCCGTGGATCGATACCTACCGGTGCGCCCTCAACCTCTATCCTGACTCACCGACATTCAAGAACAACGGCCTGCGCTATTACCTGCGGCCGGAGGGCATCGACCGCGAACTGTGCATGCCACCGCATCGGGCGCAGCCGGACTCCTACGTCACGGCGCATACCGTGCGAGACATGCTGAACGCCGGCCACGCCATCGAGCAGCTGGTGAAATTCACCAACAACCCGGCGCCGATCCCAACCTGCAAGATTGGCGACACCTACTACAACGGCGGCAAGGGAACGCCGTGGAAGGACGTTGAATGGTCCATGCTAACGTGGATCTTAAAGAAGGATTTCGGCGAGGACGTCGTCTTCACCGTCCGTCGCGAGATGGAGCGCCGAGAGGTCGACCAGCGGCTTGAGAACGAGCGCGTCGACCTCAACAGGCAGTTCAAAGCCAACAGCCTGCCCGAGACGCCACCGGCCCAGGAACTGCCGCCTGTGGCGGCAGTTCCTGGGCCGGTGGCGTCTCGGGCAGGCTGTTGGCTTTGAAC